TGCCTAATATTAGGACTTCTTTAGCTTTCCCCATATTCCAAACAAATACTCTATCATCTATATTATATTTATAATATATTCCTATTTTTCTCATTTCACCTCATACTCTATGCTATCGATGTTCTTTATTTTATCCCAGACATCTTGCCATGTGCAACCTAAATCTAACCTTAAATAAAATGATTTTTCTCCAATTCCACCCCCGAAAAAAGCTGTATCTTTTAGTACAATTTGAAGCAATCCTGCTCGGATAAAAAGAACATCATTTGCATATTCACCTTCTAACCATATATCTCTTTTATCTTTATGCCTAAAATCAAATGTTTCTAAATCAGATAATTTCTTAATCACCTTATCCTGATAGTCTTTCTTATCCTTTTTCTTGCCGTTTAAATATACATCTACTTTCATCTTTCTCTCCCTCATGTTTATTATATGTTTTCTAACTTGCGTTGTTAGATAATCATCTTTCATTTATTTCTTCCCATGGTTTATTAGTAATCTTTTCTATAAATTTAATATCATTTTCTGAATGTGCGTGCTTATAGCATTTAATAAGTCTACTAATCATTTCTTCCTGCAATTCATTTGCTTTTTCAAGATCGGGTAAATAATCATATACGATATCAAAGACTTCTTTTCCTGTAAATTTTATACTATCATCCATGTTATAATCAGAAATATTCTTTAATTCTTTTTTTATCTTTTCAATAATATCTTTAATTGTCATTTATAATACATCCTTGCTATTAGGGGTAAAATTGTTATCCACAATAACAATGCGTTTAAACTTAACGAAGCATATAATAAACTTCTATCAGTAAGTGCCAAGATTGAAAATGCTATAATGCCTACTAGGCAAGCTACACTAAATAATACCATTAGCAACCATACTGAGACTGCTATTAGTATATGTCTTTGAAATATGTTCATCTTGTTATTCCCCCTAAAAAGCTCCCGTATCTACTGTTGTCTTGTAATGCCCGGCGTCTATTAAAATTTTGCATTCCTTCTCTTTGATCGCGCCTTAGTTTCTTATGTTCACACTGACCTTTTTCTAGCAGTATAATATTATTTGACAGTATCTCCTCATGGTCTCTTGACATTATTAACTCAATCTCTTTGCCATCAACTACCTTAAACCATCGAGGGCATACATCACACTCATAATAGCCGTCTTTCATGTTGTTATCCTTAATAAAAAATAGTTGCTATGGTAAGGATTTGCCTAATTCTAGTTTTGCATAGAACATTAGTATACGGATCACATGGAGCTTAACTAGAAAGCCATCACCGAACGTCTATGTTATTATTAGTATATTCACCTTACATTTTTAGCTCTCCATATCTAAAAACGTCTTTACCGATTGAACAGGATACCCTGTACGTTGCGTTACCTATTCCGCCACATAGCAACCATTTATATTTAATGGAGTTAATCCATAATATCAATTAGCCGCTGCCGTAGCCGTCGCCGTCGCCGTAGCCGTCGCCGTAGCCGTCGCCGTAGCCGGTGCCGTCGCCGTCGCCGGTGCCGTTGCCGTCGCCGGTGCCGTAGCCGTAGCCGTAGCCGTCGCCGTAGCCGTAGCCGGTGCCGTCGCCGTAGCCGTTGCCGTAGCCGGTGCCGTCGCCGTAGCCGTCGCCGTAGCCGGTGCCGTCGCCGTAGCCGTCGCCGTCGCCGTACGAATTTAAATTGCTATCGTAATTTATAGTTCGTTTTTCCATATATCCTCATCGCAGCTTAACATGGCAACAACTGTTAAGTAATCAAACTCTACTAATCCACAATAGTCTAATTGTGTACTCTCTTGTTTCCCTTCACTAGCTAACTGGCCAAGGCCTCTTTCAGTTCCCCACCTTCGAATATTGTACGCTTTATGAAGTTTACAATCATTATCTTTTCTCTCAAAAATACCGATCATAACCCAACCACGCTGTAATATTACAATTTTAATATCACCTTTGTACTCAGGTTTTTCTAAGCTATCAATAGGTACATAGTCTTTACCTTCAATAGTTAGTTTATCAATTTTCTTTTTCATTTATTTACTCCTTATAATTAAAAATATCACTTTAGCTTATAATATCAAATGTCTTTACATAATTTTTACTTTTGTATTCCATGTTTTTGGCTTTCTTATCGGCGCAAACTTATTATGATCATTGCATGTATCACATTTCCAACCAACTAAATGCCCTAGGCAGTTTTTACAAGAGCGTTTTATTTTATGCCGGTAAGTGTAAAGCTGATCTTTTATATCCATAAAAATATTCATGTCTATCTCTCTTGTAGCTTGCCTTTAATGTAATGATCGTATGTCTTTAGTTTTCTTTCACTTACTAAATAACTCTTACATATATCACTGTAATTACGATACTTTAATAAAGTTTTATCTCGATAGTATTCTCTTATATAGTCTGTTATATTGTCTATCATGATACTTTTAATCCTCTTTTATTATTTCTTCCCATGATTATTGTATCATTACTTATATGAATTTCTGTTTCCTTGTGTAAACCACATAAAATACAAACTTGATGTATAATAAGAAATTTTTCACGCACAGTCGGTGCAGAAATAGATTGAGCATACTTTATAGATTTTCTTGTATCTAAAAAATTATGAGAGCATTTTTCTATTTTAGATTGGTTTAGAGATATATTATTTTTTTTGTCAACAGAAAGCCAATGTGATTCTTTTTTATAATCAATACTGTCACCAGAAAAAGCAGGTTCCGAACAAGAATAACAAATGCCAGGCACATTGGCTTCTTCCTCATCTAAATTATAAAAACAAATATCACAAACATATATTGTATTTAATTTTTCCATTCTTTCCCTTCATTATTTAATTTAATTATCTCTCTTGTAGCTTGCCTTTAATGTAATGATCGTATGTTCTATTTTTTCTCATTCTAAGTATTCTATCTTTTACCCAGTATTGACAACCTTCATAAAATAATCTATCTGCTTTATAATAACCTATTAAATCTTTTGTACTGTATATCATAATACTTTTAACACCCACTTATCATTTATTTTAGTCCAGTAATAACCAGCCATGTAAGTTCTATTATGAGTCGTACCAATTAAAAAGTTCTTATAAACCCATCTTTTTCCGTCAAACTCTTTCAACTCAAAGTGTATATGTTTGCTAGTTATTGCGTGTCCGCTTTCACCGATAAGTCCTATTACTTCACCCTTGCTTAGATATTGATTCTCTTTTACTTTTATTTCTGCCAGGTGAAAATACCCTGAGCGTCGTAATGGCTTCCCTTCAATACGATGTTCAATTATTATAAAATTGCCACCTTTTTGATCGTAACCTATCTGTATTACGACTCCTGCATTAACTGCATATATTTCTGGTTTATATGGATTAAGCATATCATTTGCGGGATGCAATGTCCAGTTTTTTGTCTTGATACTTTCTTGATATATATATTCATAAGACTCATTAAATAATTTCGGGCGCCACCCAAACTCTCCCCACCCGCTAGGAATATATCCACTATCTGGATTGATAGGATACATATAATCATCATCAAATAAGTTATATTTTAATAATCCATGCGTTTCAATGTTTTGTGCGATTATCATAGATGCCATATCGCTTGGTAAGTCTGCTAAGCGTTGGTCTATATCATAAGTCATATTGTCTTTAATATCAATCAATACTTCTTTTAGTCCCTCACCGACTGCCGGATAATCCGTTGCAATATTTTGTACGATTTGCAATCCCTTATCTATTCGGATGTCTTTTTCTTTGTTTTCTTTTTCTTTTAATTCAATTTGTTTTTGTTGACTAGCAAGTTTTTGTTTTTGCCATGTAGTTGTCTTGATTAGGTATGATACGAATAGACATGCTATAAGTATCAATGTCATTTTAAGTAAGTACTTCATTGCTTGGTACTCCTTACATTTTATTAAATGGAGCGGGGACTATCTTTCGTATGATAGAATGGCCAGTCGATTAGCCTGCCCCGCATAAATAAAAGCGGTGTTTTGACTCAATCCAGTTTTGCTTCTTTTATTGTCAATTAGTCGTTTCACCGCTTAATAAAGCAACCTACGATAGTAGTCTAACCATCAAGGCAATGTATCTAAGTAATACAAGCACTTATCCCTATCCGGCCTACATCATGACTGGTTGGGTGGCCAGCAACTAGGTTGCTTTATGATTATCAATCACTATGATATTGGATTGCCAATTATATAATAATCAGCTTTTCCTATTATTTTTACCCAGCCTTCCGTTAAGTTTTCCCAAATCTTTGGGGCTCCGTTGTCTTGATACCACTCTACAACGCCCACGTCATCAGTTACAATAAATTCAACATCGCTAGTAGTCATTGAAGGGTTAAGTATTTCCCACGGGTCATTAGAACCTTTTGCTCTTATGTGAATATCGGGTGAGTTCGCATTGTTACCCTGTGATATCATTTCATACTTAACTCTTATCAAAAGTTTTTGCTTATGGCCCACTAAAGACCCTACATCAATATAATGCAGTTCATCTTTATAAATTGAGTCATCTCCGGAATAACTGTTTTGACGATATACTATTCCCTTAGCTTCAAAATCATCGGCAATTGTTATAGGAGAGATAACCGGATCAGATGCATAAAGTTTTCGACCTGAAAGCACTTGTTTCAATATATCGTATGCTGAAGCTGTTGCAATTGGTGTAGGATATATTTGTTGATTTGTTCCTACTATTTCCCACGTTACGCCATCTCTTATTATAGTTTTTTCGATTGTTTTTTCCCCTGTTGGAGTAGTACACCCCAGAATAAAAAATACCATTACAAGTAAAATTAGTAAGTTTTTCATAATATATTACCTCCTATATTATTTAACTTCAGTTACGGGAATAAATCCTATAACTCTTTTTATTTTATAATTATTTTTGTTTAAATCTGATAACAATATATTTTCTGTTCTGTTATCTTCTAACTCTATAATAAGCTGGATATCATCTATTTTTTTGCTTTGTTTATATAGTTCATGTATTATTTTCGCCTGAGTTATTGAAATAATCGAAATGACAATAACTAAAATACACATTATCAATAACCAAATTGTTAATATTTTCTTTTTCATCTTATAACTCCTTTAGGTTTAAAAAAAGGTATAGATTGACTATGACCCCGTTATTTTAACGTGTACGGTGCACCCTCAACCCTTTCATAATCTAGTTGTATTTTTCTCTATACCTTTATTATAATAGCATATTACTGCTAAAATTACAAGTCTTTTGGTTCAAAGTTACTACAATAATCTTCTTCTATATTCTGACATTCCATATAGTTACATGAGTATATATTATCTTCTAAATCACCTTGTTTTTCTACCCATATTTTTAATAGCTTGCAGTTTTTGCATTTAGACTGATCTAAAAGGGATAATATTTCCCTTGCTTCTAATAACCTTTGATATCTATATTCATCATAATAGATTATTTCATTTTCAAACTCATATTGTTTTATTCTCTCTTCTATCTTATCTCTTAACCAGTTCATTGTTTAGTCCTTATATTTATCTATCTTAACCATAGTTTCTTTAATTTTTAATAAAACATCTGTTATGAAATAATCATAGTCTAACGCCTCATACTTCTTTTTATATTCATGTAAGGCGTCACTCATAATATTTATATCATTTTTTCTTAATTTAACTAAATATTCCTTTTCTTCCATCACTCACTCCTTTATACCTATATTACTACTTAATTATAGATTGTCAAATTTATTTAATGTTTTTTTACAATTTAATTCTTTTATCATATCATATAATTTTAACGCCTCAATAACTTTTTGGTTTTCATAGAGCTTAAATATTGTAATGCTATTTGTTGATGTGCTTAAATAGTTTTTATTCATTGTTTACCTCTTTTCAATTAATTTAATTGCATTAGGGTATAAAGTTTGGAAGCATCTATAATTATAGTCATTTTCTCTCATCTCAGAACGCATACAGTGAATATTATCAATTAAACTGTTTAATGCGAACTCTTTGGATTCACCGCTTCCTACTATCCCGTCTATGTCTGCAAAATATATATGCAATAATTTTTCTATCCGTGGTTTCATTGTTTTCTCCTATTGTAGTTTAATCCCTTCGTACTTACATATTATTCCTACTGCCTTGTCATAGTCTCTTATTTCGTGCCAGATATAACCACGATCAAGTAGGTAATCGCGCCACTCAATTTGCTTTTCTGTTAGGCTATTGTAGTCAAGTTTATATTCAAATAATAACGGCTTCCCACCCTTGACATATATTTCGTCGTCCGGAATACCCTTATACTTTTCGTTAGCGTACTTTCTATATTTTTGTTGATGTTGGTTGTTTTCTTTAATGCGGTATTTTATGCCGAGTGTATCACAGAATTGATGTACTTTGTTTTGTAGGTCTGTTTTTTCACTCATTGATATACTCCGTTATAAAAGCACTTGTTAGCCTCTCATTGCCACGCTGTTTTATTAGGTCGACTAAGCGGTTGCATTTTTGATCAATCATTCCAATATTATACGAGTCATTACAATCAGTACCTTTTTTACTGCATGCGCTTACTAAGTTCATATTGTGTGCAACAATCTTGCTGGTATATTTTTTACGGTTTACTTTTGTGTTTGCTATTCGGTGTGCAATGCGAGTAGCGTATATACCACATTTTTGGCATACATTATTATCGAGTTCATATCTGATTAAATATTGTTGTACTTTTGAGTCAACCATTTTTACCTTTTGTTGGTTTGATTTCTGGGTGTAAATGTATTCCAGTAATAACTTGTTTTATTAAATCATTAAATGTTGCGTTTTTGCCTGTCCCTACTTTTGGCACATCACAAAAAGTACAATTCATAGAACATCCGTATTGAGTAGATATTGTAATAACCCATTTTTCAGTTAGTGGTATTATATTACAATTCGGGACTCCATTTATTTCTTTATGCAATCCTAAAAAATCAGCTTTTAAGTTTTTTTCTTTACCATAATCACCAATAGATAGACATTCTAAATTGCCTTTTTCGCCTTCAACAATTAAAATATTTCCTGTTGGCACTTTAATGTTTTTAATTATTTTCATCATAACTCCTTATAGTTACATAAATTAAGCTAGTTGTCAAGTTCTTAATCCCTCTAAAAACTTCATAAAATAATATGGTGTGTATGAAAATACATTACCTTCTTTATCAAAAATCATTATCTCTTTATCTTCTTCAAATATAAATTTATCATTTACTTTTATTGAATCAAACTCATAATAATTATCTTTAGTAAAAATTATATAATATTTTAATCTTCCATTCCAGCAATCGTGTCTAGGTTCAACATTAAGCTCAGTAAGTTTTTTATTTATACTATCTGTTATTTCAGTTATAGTCATAGTGACTCCTTTGCTTTTTGGATTAACCGGTCAAACTCTGATTTAAGTATACTACCTTCATTTTTGTATAATACATTATATGTTTTTTCTAATAAATCAAGCATCTCTTGCTTTAAGTCGGATTCTTTTTCAAGTTCTTCTAATACCCATTGTAACAATCCGATTGAGTTCATGGTATTTACAAAGTCTTTTTTACTGTTTGCTTCTAGCTTAATTCTATCTTCTATTTTCTCTTTCAATCCCATTGATTAACTCCTTTTTACAATTATTATCTAAATATTCAGGTGTAGCTTTAGTTTGGCTTGGGACATCACCACTATAATCAAACTCACACATCCACGTTATAGATGATATACTATCAATCTCTTTCTGTATTATAGCACGCTTGCCTTCATAGTCTGCTTTGTAAAATGCTTTTCTTGCTTTATGTATTTGTTTTAGTGTCATTGTGTTACCTCAATCAAATAATGATATTTCATTTTGTTTTAATAATTCCTCTGCCTGTAAACAGTATTTTATAGATTCATTATAATAACTTTCTTTTAATTCAATCCCTAATCCCCTGCGGTTTAATAATAATGATTGATATATTTCACTTCCTATTCCTGCAAAAGGAGTAAATACCACATCTTCAGGATTAGTCCATAACTCAACACACTTTTCTATTACATCTAACTGTAAAGGGCATATGTGTTTTTCATCTTCATTATCTCTTGCCATTTGTTTATTTAATACATTTGTTTGTTGTATATTAAACCATGCTCTTTGCATTAAATCACGTTCCCAAAGATCGTATTGATCTCTTAATTCTTTTCCAAAGTCATCATCTTTAGTCGTATATATTGGCGAAGCGTATTCTTGCCATTTATTTAATTTAAAGTTTTCATGAGTCTTTGTATTTACCGGGTCAACATCTCCGGCATCTGTCCACTTCCGAAATACAACTATATAATCAGGGAGACCAACTCTTGAATAAGTTGAGTCTTTTCTTAATTGTTTATATAATAGTCCATGACTTTTGGTCCTTTGCATTTCAATTACCGGGTCCTTCCAAATTGTAATCTCAGTATGGAATATAAAACCATGATTTTGAAAAGCTCTTATAATATCACCTCTAAAATCTCTTATACCACTTGCACCGTCTCGATTTATATAATTAACTAATTGCTTGCAATGCACCGCACATAATCGCCCGCTTTTTAATATTCTATATAACTCAGGAATTAAAAAATTAAACTGAGTAAAAAACTCCACGTCATCTGCAGTATTTCCCATATCTCTAAAAGAATCGGAATAGATATATAGCTGTGAAAAAGGAGGGCTGAATATCTGAAAGTCTACGCTATCAGAATCAATAGTTTTAATCTCTTGAATACTATCGCCGTTAATAATTTTAAATCTTTCACTTTCAAACTCTTGTTTATTATATTCCATATGAAACTCCCTTTTATTATTTATATTGAAATATTCTTTGAAAAACTTCATTTTTTCTTTCATCTCTTCATGTCTTAACATTTTTTCATTTACGATATTATATATTTCATTCTCATAAATAGATAATATTTTATAAATATTAACTTCGTGAGTTTGTCCAAATCGCCAAAATCTTCTAATTAGCTGATAATAATTTTCATAACTATAAGATATTCCACAAAGTATCGTATTATAACAATTTTGAAAGTTCATTCCAAAACCAAATATTGAGCTTTTAGATATGAGTATTCTTATTTTACCATCTATAAAATCCATTGCAGCTTGTTCTTTTTTCTCGATGCTGTCATTCCCTCTAATTTCGACAGATTCTTTTATATTGGATTTTAAAACATCCGCTTCATGGTTAGTGTCTACCCATATGACAAATTGCTTTTCTTTCTTAGATTCTAATATATCTGTTATTTTTTCCAGTTTATATTTTACGGTATTTTTTCTTATTTTATGATAATTAGTTGCATTAACTTCCGGAATATAAAATAACATTCCTTCGTCCGGCTCAATATCTAACTCTTTAACTTCAATAGTATGTTCTACTTTATTAGGAAGTTTAAAATTTCCATCTTCATAACCTAGATCAGAGGGTTTTTCTATTGATACGGCCCAACTTGACACCCATTTCCAAAAGTCTTTCTCAGCATGTTTTTTTATTCTATATTTTCCAGTATTCATTGTGTCTAATATAAACCAGCATGAAAGAGCTTCATTACTTCGCATTATTCCTAAAAACTCAGAGTGATTTAATAATTCCATGTGATCGTTAGGGCTCGGTGTTGCCGTACAACATAGTTTGTATTTTGTGTTTTTAAACATATTAGTTATTTTCTTTTTTGTCTTGCCTGTATATGCCTTTAAAATACTTGACTCGTCCAATACAACTCCAATATAATCATCTGGGTTTATATGATCTATATTTTCATAATTTATAATGTTAATACCTTTTTTTAATCCATTCTCTCTATAACTATTAACCTCAATATTAAACTTTTTACCCTCTCGAATAGTTTGTTTTGATACACAAAGAGGCGCAATTATTATAATATTCCCATTTTCTTTTTTTGATATTATATCTGACCAAGATAGTTGCATCGGACTTTTACCTAATCCGCAATCTGCAAATATAGCAGACTTACCCCGTTTTAAAGCCCATTTAACTATATCTCTTTGGAATGGGAATAAAAACTCATGTACTTCGCCTGTTTCAAATCCTGAAGGCATACACTTTCGTTCTTTTGTTTTTAAAAATTCTTGATAATCCATTTTAAATTATTCCTTCCAATTCAGATTTATGATAAATCAACTTATCACATGTTTTAATATACTTGTTTATTTTCTTTTTAGCCTTTGTACTTTCAATCATCTTTTTAAACCATGTTTTTTGATTAACACCATCAATAGAATTAACTTTGTTTAAACTTTTAATAAACTCTAAATCTTTTTTTGTAGGATTAACACTTCTATCATACATTTGTTTCCCCCTTTTCCCTTACAATACTACCCTTTTATATATGTATCAAGTATATTTAATGATTATTTACAATTTAATTCTGTTAATTTTGACCGCCACACATATCTAATTCTTTGTATATGGTTATAGCCTTTCCAATATCTATTTCCAAAAACTAATATTTTACATTTACCGGATTTTGTTTTTTTCAATACCAAACATTTCATCGTATATTCATACCTGCTTCGGCATATACAATGCTTACAATGCAATAAATGAGTTGCGTCATCTATGCTATATATTGTTTCATTCATCTTACTTACTCCTTAACTCTTTTGTAGTGTTAATAAAATCAATCATCTCTTTTAACGTGCCATAGTTGTTTATTTTTTCATCGTTTTTATAAACGGTTAAAATACATTCATGATTGCAGCGATCTTCATAGAAATATTCTAAATGGATGTCAATATCACCATCGATCATTCGTATAAACAGGCTCGGTGAATCTGTAATGCTTAATGTTGTTTGCATGCTAACTCCTTTGTAGTGTTATCCCAAATAATATGTGAGGCAACATACCGGCCAAGGAGTCGCCTCACTTAATCAAGAATATTTAAACTCTAAGCATACAGCAATAGAGTAAAAACCATTATAATATAACACTCTAATAAGCTCTAAAGCCTTTAAACTTTTCATGATGAATCCATCTTTTAAACCATATTTTTGACAACTTGCTAAAAGCATAATTATATATAAAACAAGGTACATAAATATTTAATTTCTTAAATTTATCATAGCTAGAAAATGGAAACCAGTTTAAAGTATTGTAATGTAATGGTGAATCTATATGTTTACATGATACTTTCCATCCTATAATTCTATTATCAACTAACCAAACACACATTCCTATTTTTTTAAATATTTTATTCATTTGTTTTTCTCCTATCATTTCCAGTAAGTTCTATTAGATCGGTTACATTGCTTAACCTGCTAGCTATCCGCATTGCGGTATCATCGTTTATATTTTTCATTTCTTTAACCCATTCGTTTATTGATAGGTTGCTTGTAATATATAGTTTTTTGTTGTGTTCTAAAACATAATCGAATAATACAAAATACCAGTCGAGTAAATATTTATTTCTGTTTTCGTTTTTACTTAATCCAAAATCATCAATAGCCTCAATGTTTTTTTGCTCACCTTCTTCATATTTAATATTATACTCTTTCACTATATTTAAGTTTGATCTAAAATCTTTAAACTCTTTTATTCTATCAATCGATATTGCATATAAGCTGTATGTTTTTCCGGTGCCGGCCTTTCCACATAGCCAGCAAAAATTTTTATTATTGCTTTTAAAATTAAGAATCCTTTTATCTATATTTTTTATATCTGCATTTCTATATATTGCAGGTATGCTACTATTTATTAAACCATTAAGATATCTTTCATTTGCTTCATTATTAAATCTTAATGTTTCTTTTCTATCTTCTTCTTCTAAATATTTATCATACTCTTCAATAGTCATTCCTAACTTATCAGCATTCTCTTTTTTCTTTATCATCATTGACTTCATTATATCGTCAAATACGCTTTTAATATCATTCATTTTAAACTCCTGCAATTGTAAAATCTTCATCGTTATATTTAGAATTAACATTCCCGTTAATTTTCTCATTTAGATAACTTTCAAATTTAGTTCCGAATAAAGTTTCCGGCCGTAAATATATGCACATTTTATTATCCCTTAGCCATTGAGAACATTTATTATCGATAACTTTTTTAAAGTCATCAACAGTCCACTTTTCATTTAATCTTGCTTGTATAAAAGAGATATTCTTTTTACTATTACTTCTAAAAGAAGTTGAAGCTTTTAGATTTAGGTAGTCAATTATAGTTTCTATCTCTCTCTTTAACTCTATATTTAACTCTTTCTCTATATCTAACTCTGGCGGACGTTTGTCCGCAAATGTCCCATTTTTGTCCACATTTGCTAATTGCTGACTATTGCAAGATTTAAGACGGTCTCTATACTGCTTTTTCCTCTCACCCTCGGTACTACTTTGACCAATAAAATTCTGTATATCTGCAATAAATATCTCTCCTGTTCTCATTATTTCAACTATCCCAAGGTCTTTTGCAAGGTTCAGGGCATGCATTACATGATCAGGATCATGACCTATCACCTTAGACAATACCTCTATTTTATCTGCTTTATATGGGATGTATTCATTTATTTTTAATTGTCCGTCAAACTTTAAGGATTTTAAATAAAGCTTTAAAAGCACTAAAGAATATATATATCCGTTTTCCATTGACTCTATGACTTTGATATGATCTTGATCAAAGTAGTTTTCTTTAAACTTAAGATAATAATATTTTTTATTTTCGCTCACGCTTACCCCCAGATCAAAACAAAAAGGACTTATTCAAGCCGACTTGGCGGATCGGGGTACGCCTAAAACGCCAGCTTAAATAAGTCCTCATGATCCCCCGATCATCTACACTTTACTAAAAATAACTGCCTTTGTCAAGATTTATATTTGCTTGTTAGTTCTAATAAATATACTCCTGTTTTGCCTATTTCTGATCGTTTGTAGTAATATTTATGCTTAAGATTATAGCATTTTATTTTGCATTTATGAGAACAATATATTTGATTTCTTCTTTTTAGCATAAACTCTTTATTGCAAACAGGGCATTGTTTTTTATTCATTTATAATTTTGCCACAATAAATACATTTTTGTCTATTACGACTACCCCATTTATACGAAGCATTTATATATTTATGCTTACATATATTTTCTATTTTATCTTCCATAAAACGTAAATCTTTTGGGCTTGTTGAACATCCAGTATAATCTTGATATTTATCCCATTCATTGTTACATTTATAAACAACAAATATATTATATTCATTCCAGCTTTTTATTTTGCCTTTTCCTTCTTTGAATCCGTCATTATATATAACCCATCTTCCTACATCATTTTTTGTCAATTCATTTAGTTTAATCATCTTTCCCCCTTTAACTCTTTTTTCATTGTTTACTCCTTTAAAATAGAGGCCAGCTAATCTGCTTGGGGGGACTGCCAGCCTCATTGAATTAAGAATGCTTCTTACTTACCTTTATTTTTGTAAGTATTTCATCTATCTTTTCGCCTAATACATAGGCTAGTAAGATCGTTAGTAAGATTGCTGGTAATAGTAGTAGTTTTTTCATTCGGTTACTCCTAGTTGTTGTAATATACTTCTAATTGTTTGCCACAAATCAACAAAATAACTATATTTATATTTTTCTTTAAATTCTAATATTCCATTATCATACCAACTAGCAACATTTTTATTCCTTAACATCTCTTTTAATATTTTAATTATAGCATCATCAATTTTTGGCTTTTGTTGTTTTAGTTTCTTGATATATTCAATCGCATGCGGAATACATCTTTTACCGTGCATTTTACATTCTGGAATTATATTTAATAATCTATCATTTTCTTCTAATAATTTTTCATCAATATATATTTCTTTTTCCAACTGCCTTATTTTATTATTAAGATTTATTTCTATATCTAATAAGGCATTGCGTTCCGTTAAAAGGCTTTCAAAAGCGCCGTTTGATTCTTCGATTTCTTCATCTTTTTGCTGTATAATCTCGTCGATTGCGGATTGTGCAAGTTCAACTATATCTAGTTTTTCCATTTTATCAGACCAACTAGCATAATCAATCATATCATTCCATTCATCCAGCTTTGATTGTTTATTCTCGTTTTTATCGTTTTTTGCTTGATTTTGCACTTTTATTAACTCGTTTATTTTATCTTTCAAATCCTCAGGTGTATATTTATTGCCTATTTCTTCAATCATTTTGTTCCCCCTTGTTTTCTAGCATGTAGTTAATGTATATTTGTTTTTTTATGGATTAAGTTTATACATTTTTGACATAAATGGATCGATGCCATTTGTAAATTGTCTTTGCCTATAGATATTCTAAAAATATTGTTATCTGTGTTTTCAATACCGCATGATTGACATTGAAAATACTTAGCAATATTGTCTATAATTTCAATCATTATGTTCTCTCCTTTGGTTTATATATTGCTATTGTAGCTCTACTCTCGACATCGTCAAGATATTTTACATATTCGTCAAACTCTTTGTATTCTTTTTCAGTCATAATGTCCACCTCTTCATTCTAGCCCATTCAAGCAAGTCAAATAAATACCATTTATCATGGCAATAACTAACATTAACCCAACCAGTTTCCCAGTTACCATCTTCATTTTTAATCATACCTTTATAATTTGGGTTAAGTTTTTTAAAGTCTCGATCATCCAACCTCTCACCAATAGCTTTAATGCAATGCCATTCTTTACGACGTCTTATTTGTCTATATGTTTTCATATTAACCTCACTTAAAAATAAGGGTAGGATATTACCCGTTCCGCACCTTCCGGCCGATACCTAACTAGGATTTTATGTATCGTTTATCGGTATTTAGCTAGCATAAAAAATTATCCTACCCAGTCCCAAAGATGATAACCCATTCCCTACACGTCTGTAGGTCGTACTTGTTAATTCAAGTCGGCTGGTTCGCATCATCTCAGTACATCGAGAGCTAAGCGTCCCGGGTCTTATAATAATAATCCTCAATTTTCCACCGACATTTCAGAGCCTATTTACTCATTGCAAGTCGATGATAGTTTCCATTTAGGCTTTTGGATTAAGTCATCATAGTTTCAATTACCAATTATTAAACTCGTTTCTAGTTACATCAAATAAATCTGATAACCAATCATAACATTTATTAGCCATTTCATCAAATATCAATTCATCTAAACTATCAAAGTCTTGGCTGGCTACCTTTTGGATAATATTACCGTCCGGAAGCATTTCTTCATCGAGTGGTAAAAATAACCATTTTAAAATATATCGCAATACTTCTAACTCATCTTTTAATTTTTCAAGTAAGCTATTTATAACCTCTTCTTTTATCAATCCTTTTGATATCATTCTTTGAAGGGCGTCATTTTTCGCACATAATCCAATCAATCTAAAAAAGTTCTTATGTTTCCATAAAATCCTTATATGGCTAATCGTTGCTTTAAAAGTACCATTCCATATTTTATTAAATACTTTTAAATCTTTTTCTCTGTCCGGATATGCAATAAATACTTTCTTCTTATCAATGCCTTTTGACTCGACTATTTTATTTATTGCATCAAGCGTCATTTTATTTAAATAGATTGTTTTATGTTTCATAATTAAGCACCTTGCCACGGATCATCAAATCCATTATTTTGTTGATAGTCATTCGTTAATCCCTCGGCTTGACCTGATGGTTTACTATCACTTTTGCTATCAAGGAATTGAACTTGACTAGCATTTATGATAACCTTTGATCGTGTTTGATTCGTTGTTTTATCAGTCCATCGTTGCTGTTTATTTCTTCCAACAACACAAACTTGACTACCTTTTTTTAAATACTTTTCACAGCTTACAGCTTGATTCCCCCAGACATCAATATCAAAATAATCTACAGTATCAACTTTTTGATCGCCCTGCATAAATGAATTATTATTTGCTATCGAAAAGTTAGTAACTGGATTCCCTGAGGGTGTATATTTAATTTCAGGGTCTTTAGTTAATCGTCCTATTATAGTTATTTGATTTATATCTCTCATTATATTACTCCTGTTACTAAATTTTCAGATATTTCTTTTACAACATTATCGTGCATTGCGTTGGCTTTATCATCTGCATCAATTTCAGAGATTGCCCAGTTAGAATCAAAACTAATTTGTTTTTCTACATCTGCATCATAATATCTAGTGTTGTTATAATCCGCCTCAAATACCATAGTTTCATAATATCTATTTAATCCTATTTCTTCATACTGATCTTTATCATTGTAATGCTTCATTAACCCAACTGTAGAAACTACAATTTTTTTGTCTTTATACTCCACTAAAGTATTTCTTCTAAAAAGACATCTATCGGCACAACAAAAATGTCCTGCCCATCCTCTTTCAGTTTTTTTAACTGTATTCATCTTATTCCCCCTTATTCCACACCTAGTGGCAAATCATCGTTTATTTTTTCATCTTCTAGTAAAAATTCAGGCTCTTTATCTTCATCACTTGTCTGTAAAGGCTCGTCAAACGCACGAGAAGCGCCCTCATTTAAGCGGTTTATTATATTTTCTACAAAAATACGATCTTTTAAAAATTGATCGTTTGAGTACGGTTTCTTTGAAGTTATATCTTTTCGCAGGTTTGAGAAAAATAAGCGCTCTTCATCATTAAGTGAGTCTTTATAATCAACCGCCATTTTAAAAAGTATTTCTCTTTTCTCATTCCATTCAGTAAATCCTACTGTTTGTTTTGGTGGCAATGTTTCTTTTTTTTCAGGTATTTTTTGAGTGTCTTGACAGTCAGTATCAACATCGCCTGCAATACCCGTTATACTTACAATAGAATATCTTCTAAGATAAGTAAATACCGCCCCGTCTGCTTGTATCTGATTTGCACCTTTCATTTGAATATGGCCGACTGTTATTTTACGGGATAGACTTTCACCGCTTGAATGGATTATAATATTTTCAATCCCTATTTCATTATTTTCTGAGATAGGCAATTGCAATATTGATAATTCGTGTTTGGCATAAATTGGTTTTACTTCATCAATAACTTTTTCGAGCGGGATGTAATTATATCCATATCCTTTAGATGAAGGATATAGGTTTTTTACTTCCGCATTTGCTTTAATCATTGCTGTGTATAAGTTTTTCATTGTTTACTCCTTTATTATTTAATTGTTAGTACTATGGTATTTATTGTTATAGTCACCGTATTTATAACTATCAAAAATATCCCTACAAAAAATAGCCTAGAATCAGGCGGATATCTAAAAATATCATATATGCCTAGCGAAAAAAGTAACGAGCTTAAGATAATTAAAATAATATTCATTATATTTCTCCTTTATTATTTATAATTTAGTACAATTTTCTCTTATGTAATTAGAAACTTTTGTTAATTGATCTTTTACCTGTGATAACAATTGTATTGATTCAATACTGTTTAATTCTGGCAATTCCATTTTATCAATATTGTTAGCAAGTGTTATAAGTTTATTTTTATCCGGCATCATAGCAATTGATTTTTTTATTTGTTCTTCTTCTAATCGTTTTTTATTTTCAGCTTCTTCTTTTGCCTTTTGTTCATTCTGGATTCTTAATCTCTCTGCTTCAAGTTTTTGCCTTTCTGCTTCTATAGCTTTTCTTTCAGCTTCTTCTTTTGCTAATCTCTCAGCATTTTCTTTTTCTATTTTTTCTCTTTCTAGTTTTATAATTCTGTCTTTTTCTTCTGCTTCTTTTTGCAAACGATCATTATCTGCTTTTAATCTTGCTCTTTCTTCTGCTTCTGCTTTTTCATTTGCGATTCTTTGTTCTTCCGCTTGTTTTTCTGCTTCTTTCCTAGCCTCATAAGCCATTCCAGAGTTTTGTAATAGTTGATTGAATGCTTGATCGTTCATGTTTACAAGATCATAAAAAGAGCCATCGACATCTACAACCGCTAATTGATTAAATCTTTCGGCTCTAATTTTTTCAAGCCTTTCTTGTTCTAATCTTTCAACAAACTTTTCTTTTTCGAGTAGGCTATCTTCAATTGGTTTTACAGTTCCTGCAATTAGATTATAGCAACCATCGATAAATCGACCTTCGACTAAGATGTTTTCTTTTAATTGCTTTTTTACTTTCTCTGCATTCACTCGGATATCTTTTAAGTTTAATCTGATATCTCTTGCTTCTTTCATTTCTTTTATTTGAGATATATCTGTTATCTCAATTGATCTTGCCTTTGCTTCATATTCCGATACTTGATCGAAAAACTGATTAAATTGTTCCATTACAACCTGAGCCTTTGGCTTTTCAAGTTGGGTTGTTTCTACTAATTTTACTAATTCATTATTCATCTTATTTCTCCTTTATTATTTATATAACTTTACTGCTTTATAGCAATAATATTTAATGTTTCTTTACGAATTTATTATATAACTTTATTGTCAATATTATAATTATATATAGTATATTGCTAACAATTATACAGAACATAATATATATTATTTGCTTCAATCCATGAAATCTAAATGATGATATCAATGGAATAAATAAAGCTCCAAAATTATAAGCTAACCAGTTTATTTTCATTTTCTCTCCTTTGCTCTCGGGTTATAATACTCACACCATTTATTAACTCGGCAATAATCCTCACACTTTGCATCAACTCCCTCTCGATATTCTACACTATATTTATCATCAAGAGTTTTTAAATACTCGCTTGCCGATAATTCATCATCAAATAACTTAGTTGCTTTCTTATTGCCTTTTTTCATTATAGCCCATTTTTCATCTCTTAACCAGCGTTCTTTTTTATTACAGATAATATCCGTTTCGGTTAAGTGTTTTTGAATCCGATCTTTTATAAAGGCCTCAGTTTTTTCATTATCCCAGAGATTTAGCTCTATCATTTCAATTGGGTTTTGTGGATAGTCTTTTTCTGTTTTACTCTTACCTTTTGAATAATCCCTCAATATCATTATAGCTCTTATTTTTTTAACTGTAAATCCATATATATATAATAGATAAGCATAGATATTAAGTTGCTGTTCGAAGTCAGTATAATCTTTATATTTATATTTCCAGACACTCGACATTTTATAATCATCCAGTGTTCCATCTTCATAAAAGGCATCAAATTGACCAGATATCTCAATACCATCTATAACAACTTTTAACCGTTCTTCAATTAAAACCTCTTTACTGTCGTTTGATTTTGTTAACACTTCATGTAAGGCTGTTCCGGTTAAAGCCCAGACCCTATCCATAACATCCTCAGTAATTTCCGCACTATGTAGCTTTTCAAGATTAAGCATATAAGGGCTTTTTAATAAATCGGTTGCTGAGTATTTTGAAGTATTAGTATAATCACGTTGGAATGATTTAACTGCATTTTCAAAAACTTTTGGAAGGTTTAATTTATTTGTTATTGTCATTTCTTCACCTCTTCATATCTTACTACCATATCAGCGAGGTCGCTTTGTATTCTGTCAATTTTAGATTGCTTCTTTGCACACTCAAAACGTTCTGCAATTAAACTTCCTTTTAGATACGCAATAACTAAATAAGGATCGTTTTTAAAATTTTCAAAGGCGTTGTCTATTTCCGTTTCTATTTGTTCTTTTATTTTATTTAGTTCCATTTGATTAACTCCTTAATAATGTAGTCTAATGTTTCACCGTTAACTTTGCTTGTAATGTTGCGAAAGTACTTGAATGTTAATTCCTTTTTTCCATTACGTATTTCTGATAGGCTAGTATTTGGCATCCCTATCCAGTCGGCTAGCTGCTGATCGGTAGTAAGATTTAGCACGCCTTTTAAGTAGTTGAATAGTTTGTTATAATCCATTATTAAGCTCCTCTTCTTTTATTTCAAATGCTTTTAGGATTGCCTCATTCTCTGAATCTTCTTTATCAATGTAAATATTAGTACTATAAAATTCATAATTATTTTGTCGATTATATATAAAGCATTTAAAACCATTTCCATTGATTGAATAATGATATGTTATAATTATCATATTATTTCGAAAAAACTTTTCAAGATCACAATAGCAAACTCTAATATGCTCTCTTGTAGAAAAATTTATTATTTTATGTAATTCCAACTTGCCAGTAAAATCATTATGCCACTCGATAAACCATACCCTATGTTTTAAAAACAAAATATAACTATTTATATATTTTTCTTTTATATCTTTCCAGTTAATATTCATTAGTTTGACTCCTTTAATATTTTTGATAGACAAAAAGCTATTATACAAACACACAAAATCCCAAATCCCACCCATGGCCAGAAGTAATCACTATATATCATTTCAGTTACCGAAAGCCCAAATAATAGCACAAAAAGCATCATTATTATTATGTTTATTATTTTCATCTTATATCTCCTTTAATTCATCAAGTTCATTTTCAATTGTCATGTTGTCTATTATTTGACAATCAAAGTTAAGCAATGCATCTTCTAGTTGATCACCTAAAACTTTTAATGTATCGTATGTTTTCACGGCATTAAACTTTTTAAGAAAGTTCTCTCGAAAGTCTACGATATCATCTAATGTTTTGATGATTTCTGTTAAGTCATAGTTATTCATTGTTTACTCCTTTTATAATATCCGTGTTTTATTTGATCTTCAATAGTAAGCATATCCTCAACGCTATAATGCCACCATTGCTTATATTTGCCATAATATTTATACACAACAATTATTTCGCTATTATCCTCGAATATATTTACTACATGATATTTTGTAGCCTTATTATACTTATAAAAACAATCACCTACTTTCATTGTTATCCTCCTATATAATCAAGTCTGTCATAGTCTTCATAAGGTTCTTCAGGCTCGCCAAAATCTTCCTCATTATCTTCCGGCACGTCATCTTCATGGACGTCTGTACATTCACGCTCTAACCATTTGTCGTGTCCTTGCATTTTACGCTCCTTTTAGTAAATTTTTATTTTCGTATATGTTGCCAATTATTATAAAGTTTTCATAAACGGCATTATTCTCACCCCCGATTCTATCCTCATGTACGACGCTTTTAAATAATACACTCATTTGTAATTTTTCATTATAATGCAAACTTATTTGATTTAGGTATTTTATAGTTGGATAACAATGACAATCTTTTATTATAAAAGCACCATTATCAAAGCCTATAAACCCTTTAAATACTTGCTTTGTTGTGTCTTTATAAAATCCACTAGCGCAATGAAAACCGCTACTTTCAACTCTATCAAATTGGATAATATCACCCTCATATATTTCTTTTCCATTTTTATCTTTTAATCCTGTATATTGAGATATAAAAAAATCCTTCTCATTCAGCTCAAAAACATCACCATCACAATTAACTCCATCTGGCATAATATAAACATTATCGTAAACAATGCAATCTGTTTGATTTGGGAAATCATTATCCAATGCATAAGCTCTAAATTTAATTTCTCTCATTTCTTCACCCCCTTCAATAGCTTTTCAATCTTAGCCTCATTCTCTTTGTTGATCTTAATTTGATCAAGCAATAACTTGTCAACAAAAAATACTGATTTTCTCATCTTACAACTCCTTTAAGTGATCGTTTATAAAATTATTTATTGTTTCGGTAATATATCTTTTCTTTTCCTTTCTATCTACAACGCTAGAATCTATTATGTTCACATCCTGCGTCCCTCGTCTTTCATGGAAATTCATCAAAGTAGCTTTATACTCATTGTTTTCTATAGTGATTCTTATGTCGATCATTTCCATTTCTTTAGTCATTTAGTCAACTCCTTCTAATATCTCATATGCTGTTTCTAACATTCTTATATCATCATAGCACATCACTTGTTTTTCACCTTTTGTCATAGTTCTATAAGTATCAACTATTTCTTTCGCTCTGTATTTATCCATTTTTAACTCCTTATAATAACTCTAATGCTAGTCCCTGTAATCTTACAAGCTCGCTTGTCTGCGCTGCATCGCAGCTGAAACAATTAGTATCAAATGCGTTCGCAAACAATTCTTTGATCTTGTCAACTCTTTTGTGATTGATCGCTATTTCCCAGTCAATCAAATGTTGTAATGCTTCAATATGTTTCAATTTATTTCTCCTTATTGTTAAGATAAGTATATCATATTATTTTAATAAGTCAAGAAAAATATTCGTAAATATCTAATTATTTTGATTTATTTAACAATTATTTACATTTGAAGTTATGATTTTAAGTGTTTTACTACATGTAGTAGTAGTGTTTTGTAGTTTTTGTAGTTAATAAAAAAGCCCCGTATCTCTACGAGGCTCAAGGAGAAAACCGATGAAAAAGGTTTTATTTATTTTTACCAAACTTAAAGCCAACTTCAAATAGACCAGCACCGCCGATATCTTCATATATCTTAACGGCTATACCGCCACCGATAAAAGGCTCAATCAGTTTGCAGTTAGTAAAATATCTTCTATACATTACACCAACATATATATCCGGCGTTATTGTTTTGTCAATCCCGGCAAGTGCAAATAAACTTAATGAATGTTGAAAGCTAAATGTAGCTTTTAGGGCTTCATTTGTTTTGTTAAGTCTATCATATAAGTTGTCTATTATGATTGTATCGGCCTTTATAATATCTTGCTGGTTAAGTATTATTTCGTCCTTTTTTGCAGAGCTTAGATACTTAATAGTTTCTTTTGTAATAGGATTTTCCAGTAAGTTGTTAATAGTATTTTCACGCTCTGTAAGCAATTTTTCTTTGTTTTGTAGTATAATATTATTCTCTTGAATTATCTTGCTTGTAGCTAATCTATGCCACCATAGAAGAAACGCTATAACTAATAGACTAATGAAAAGTGCTATGCTTAATATCCATATTGCTTTTTTCATTTCTTTTTCTTTATTGATGCTGAGATTTCATCTTTAAATTTATCAACTGAACTTGTACCTAATACTGCAAAAGTAATCCACATATATACATCCGATGGTATTTTACCATACCACAATAATATAGTAGAAAGTCCCATTACAAGAAACCTTCTACTTAAAAACAATCTCATTAACCGCTGTTTTAATTCGTCCATGTTGTTAATTTATACTATTTTCCAGAATTAATACCACTCTTACCTTTTTCGACTCCCACCAACCATAGTCTATTTTGTATTCGATAATTCCATCATCATCTGTATAGCATTGCAATTCTACCTTTTTACCCAAATTGTAACTTGTAGACCCCTGATAATTTGACGTATAATTACCGTTATATTCTCTTATCGCAAATGAAACATACTCTGATCCATCCGTGTCTATGTCAAGAACCTGCAAACTTACGCGGATAAGAGATTGCTTATTGCTTACATAGCTCCCAAGATCAGCTTGAACCCATTCACCTTCATTGTTATAATCAACATATACCCATCCATCAAACATAGTGTATCCATGCTTATTAAGCCCCGAAAACATTGGCATTGTTAATAAGATTAACACCAACAAAATGCTTATAATTTTTTTCATAATAACCTCCCAGTTACTTTATTAAATTAGATAGCCAAAATACAGGGATAGAAATAAATCCCCATAGTATAAAATGTATTATATCAACTTGACCCATTATGTTTAACTTGATTGTTTTACTCCCAATTTTTATTTCTGTTGCATAATACCATAAGTTTAAGTTTAAAATCTTGTTAAATAATATACCATAGCCTAATTCTATAAGGCTACAAATTACAGCACCAAAAAGCATAAATAATACTAGAAAATCTAATAACTTAAATATAGGTATATAGGTTATCCAGAATAAAATAAGCCCACCCGTACCGTAAACAAATATATTAAGCAGTGGCTTTAGTTTTTTAAGTATTTCTATTATACCCTTAACGCCTTCTAGCTGTCTTGTTATCCAATCAACTATAAATCCGAGTCCACCCATTAACAAAAATACTAATAATATTAGTTTCATAATCTATTCTCCTTTTTAAGTTTTTCTCTTAACTCATATTCTAATTGTTTATTTTTATTTATTACTGTTTGATAACTTGATACTCGCTTTTTCTCAATAAATACTTCAATTTCTGGCTTTTCAATATCGGCTGTTCTTTGCTGTTTTTTCATTAAATTAAAGATTTTTGAGCGTATTTGAATATCACGATACCACAGAATTAAAACAGGAATTAGAATAATTATAGCACTAAAAATATATTTCATGGTTACTCTCTAACCTTATTAAAGTATCATCGCTTATCTCTTCTTGCTCTTCATATATACACGCTGAGCATCTTGAATAAGAATATTTTTTACTACCCAGCATTATTACTTTTGGCATAGATAATGTTTTATTATAGCACATAGGACATTCTCTATTCATTGTAATTCAATCTTTATAAGTTTAGTTATATCTTTATTTTGCAGACGTTTTTCTTTACCGTTTTCTACGTCAAATATCATCCAAGTGTTAGCTTCTTTTCGCAATACGTTAACATAATGACCGCCACCCGATCGGTGAATAATTCTAGCAATCCAGTAAGTTCTATCTTCTTCATAATAATTTTTATAATTTAAATCATTTACAATACTTGTATTTATGATAAATCTTAATCTATCCAACATTAAAAAACTTGCTCTATTTTCTACTGTTTTTTTATCATATAGATATTCGTAGCATTTATTTTCTTTTATGATATCATTAAGCTCTTTCGGAGTCATGTCAAGTATATTAGCAAGTGAAGTAACAAGGCACCCCCAGCGTGAAATGTAGTCAATCCAACCCCGATATTTTTCGTTGCATTGAGTCATTATCTCATTGCCATATTTTTTATCTGTTTGTGTATTTTTTAGCATTTATTTTACTCCAAACCATATTAAAGTTAATATTACAGCTATAGGGAAAACCCAACCTTTTAACACTTCTATACCTATCAAAAATGTATTTTTTATTCTTTTCTCTCTTAGTGCATCAATAGTTTGTTTATCAAGTTCAATATGTTCTAACTTATATTCAATTTTGTCGATCCTATCATCATGATCATTACATATTCTATTAAGTTTTACTACAACACTTTCAATTCTTTTCATAGAATCTTTTAGCAAATCATGTGCTTCTATTTTGAATTGTGTTATGTCGGTCTTTAATTCTTTTTTCATAGTTTCTATTATACCTAAGAAAAACTCTATATCACCTTTATCCATACTCATAATATCATATCCTTTCAATTATATCAATATATTTTTTAATTCACCTATTGTTTTAGCTTTTTCGATAGATGCATATACTTTATCATACTTAGTTGTATCTTTTGTCATTATATAGTCGATGTCTTGACTAACAATATTTCCAAGCTGTAATTTTACTTTTGCCTTTGCATCTTCTAACAACTCTGCTTCAGTTTTTAGTCTCCATACACCCGCTTCTTCTATAATCTCATGTTTTGTGTAAGTGTATTCAATCTGCATTGTAGGCTCATCAAATTCTTTTGCATGTATTGTTTTTGTAACCCCACCACGATATATTTTGATATACTCGGGCTTTCCGTTATCTGGATTTCCAACAAATATATCGCTGTCAAGTTTTTCATCTCGAAGTATATCAAGATACTTGCCACCTGTTCTTACTTTTACAAATTCATTCATTTTTTTCTCCTTATGCTGAAATTTCTATTTTAACGTTAACATAATAATCTTGCGCTACAAGTGCAGCTGATACTCCACTATCTTGTACCATCCCTATTCCGTTTGTGGCAGATTGCAGTTTGATATTGTTGGTGTCAATTCCAATCCATCCGTAAGAAACATCATTACCGGACGAGCCTAAGGATCCAGAATATACACCCATTATGTTTGCCTCACTCCCATCTGTCGAAACAAGAAAATTATACAAACAATCTTTCATAGAAATTCCCATATTGTGGGTTATATTATTATCATCGTTTTTGTTAGTAGTGCCTTCGTTTACATCACATGTTTTGCCATTACCGAATGTAATTTGACGACCATCTGTGAATATTCCAGTTCCATCAACACTATAGATTGTTAGAGTTCCAGCATTTCCCGTTGGTGCAGAGTCGGCTAAAACAATAAAATTATTCAGACTTGTTGCTTCTTGGCCATGCTGTCCTGTCAAGTCGGTACTATCTGACTGATTATCATATACGAAGTTAGAAAATCCTACATGAACATTAGACCAATCTGATCTATTATACCACCCTGATTCTATATGGCTATAGCAATGTTCTACGTTTAGATATGTCCCATCTGATTTCAGATCTACATAATCACCGTCTAAATACAAATAGAATTGTGTCAAAACATTTCCTTTATATTTTATATTTCCTACAACTTTTGTTAGTCCATCACCATTATTTTGTACTCTTATTTCTCTATTAGTTTGTGTATTTATAGCTGTTAATGTGCCAGTAAATAATCCCGTTGTCGCTGAATGAGGGATTAAAACAGTTTCAATAAAATCCGTTGTAGCCGCTGTATAATCCGTTATAACAGAATAAGTTTTATTTAATTTATTTAATATTCGATAAGTTGTTCCATTGCTGTATAAAATTATCTTACTTTGATTTAGATTTAATGCAATAGATGCTAACCCCTCAAATGTTTCCGCTCCGTCTGGAGTAAGAGTTAATATCCCTGTCCCGATGTTTTCTAAATAGAAAGTCAATCCTTTTGCGGATGCCGCTGTTGGCATTGTAATTGCAAAAGTTCCGCTACCTGAAATATATTTATCATATAATTTTACCGTATAAGTAGTTGTAACGGCTTTTACTTTATTCCATCTAGGTTCATCATTTGTAAAAGTAAGCGTTGCTCCATCACTTGTAAATGTTGCAAATGCTACTTCATAAGCTGTTGGAGGTGTTGTATCACATGAAAAAGTATAAGTTGGTTCTATTTCTGAGTCATACGTTCCTGCTGCAACCGCTCTTTGCCTTGTAGAAGTTGAACTCTGATTATAGCTAAACTTTGCATAATTTACATTTACCCCACCCGTATCTGCACTTGCTATAGCTTGATCGGTCGCTAGCGCAATATCTATAATAATAGGTATGTCATGTGCGGTCATTGCAGGTGGTAGTGCTGTCCAATCAGTAGGCGTTTTAACTTCAAATGAAGCCTTAACCCTTCCCGCTGTCCAACTTAGAGTATGACCTGCACCCTGACTTACTGTCAACCCACTTATTATAATACTGCTTGTTGTATTTAATAAATCCTGTGATATTTGTCCACTATATTCCCTTTGATTCCAAAAATCTCTTATTAAGTCCTGTCCATTATATCGATCACCGACGGCTTCCGGCACTTCACTAACATTTAGTATTGGATTGTGGTATCTTGTTTCCATTCAATTCTCCTTATATCGTTCTTAATTCATAAAATGTCGTACCTACTGTATAACCTAAAACTATTACAATATAAGCAGGTATTATATTTTGTATATTTATTTCAATTAAATCTAAAACGGCTGAAGTTACGGTTGCACCTAAATCAATATAGATATTGCCTTTGATTTGATATTCAAGCCCCGTGCCTAATAATGCAAGCCCTAAGTTTAGGTCAACCCCGTCAACTCCCATCGTTCCCCAATAGTAGCCTGACGGAATATTTCCATCACCGCCCATTATCCAGTCATCATTATTTATGTTAGAATATAAAACCGCATTAAGTCCGGTTACGGCATCTATTCTAATTTTAATGTCTTCTTCCCATAAACTTCTTTTTCTATGGCCTTGTATTGCATTCCAGATTTTTACTCTTTTTTGTCTAGGCGTATCGCTTGATAATATCTCGGCTGCAAGTAGAAAGCCTAAATCATCAAGCTGTACATCCGGACATATAACAGGATCATTCCAATAGTTAATTATTAAAAGTTCATTTTTCCAACTTGCTATATAACTATTTATCTTATCGATAAGAGCCTGACCATCTGTATTTAGATTGTCAATGAGTAATTTAGGCATTAACTTTGTTACATCTGGTATCATTTTATATCTCGCTTAAATTATAAGTTGAGCCGCTATGAGTTAATATCTCATCCGTTGCCTGCGTAACCGGAAAAGCTGGCAATGTAATAGTAATATAATCAATTCCATCAACCGCATTTTGGATATAGGAATATGTATCTGATAGCTGTAAACTATCATTAAAATCTCTATATCCTACTCTTTCAAGTTGTTCTATAATTTGCATTATCTGATTTGATTCTGTATCAAGAAAGGCTGTTGAGAATATTGAGTTTATTAAAGCTATAGCAGTTGCTATCCCAGTGCCATTAAATGCGTCAATTATTTCTTTGCCGGTTTCGCTTGTTAGCATTTTCCATGCAACTGTTATATAATCAATAATATTTGCATATAAATAACCATCCGCAACCTTTGTTGCTGAGGTTACAATCGTTGTTTTTGGAGTATAAGCGTTAAATCTAACGTCCATACCTGATAATATTGATTTATCAATTAAATCCGTTTGTATTGCCGTTCTTAAAGCTGCCCCCGGATTGCCTCCGCCGCTTGCTACACCTAACACTTGACAGGATAAAGCTCCGTATGTATTTCTTTGAACTTGCGCCAAACTTATCCCACCATAAGCATATATAAGAGCTTCACCGTCTTCTACGGTTACAAATCTATTTGTTGCTTTTAGTAATAGCGGCCCCTGTATCTTTGCAACCTCTGTATTTTCTTCATCCGCACCGCCTGTAAAAGTAGTAGCATTGTAAACACCCGTTATATCAGAGTTTCCGCCTGAATATATATTTATTTTATTTATAGTTGTTACATTTGAGTTTGTTCCCCCACCAACTGCATAAGTAGCGTATACATCATTTGCCGGTGGTATCACTCCATAAGTTCCATTGCCAAACATACAAGCAGTCGATCCTAAACTCTTGACTACCGCCTTCCAGTCTTTATCCGTTGCAATTGAATTAACAAGAGTTGTTTGTTTTGTATAAGTTGATGCCGCGACTGATATTTCTACGGTGTCTAATAATACATTTTTATCAAGAAAATCAAATATTTGAAACTCTGTTGATCCGTCACTTTGGCCTATTATTTGAGTGCCTTTATTCTCTTGTTGATACATCAATTTTGCAAAAGAATATAAAGTCCAGGTATGAGTCCCAACCCCAGCCCCCGCCGCTGTTAAGTCTATATAAGTTCCTGCAAGTGCGTTTGCAAGGCTGGTAGCAACCGAGACGGTTGTTGCTGATAACCATACCAGATAATAATCCGTTCCTGTCGATAATCCTGTCGGCAATGTATTTGTAGTTGTAAATCTTACTTTATGACCGGTATAAACAAAATCCGTTGCAACCGTTAAATAATTATCCGGATTGGCGTGTGTAAAAGTTCCGGTTGTCGATGCTATTGTTTCGGATGTTCTTGCTTCGAATCGTTTACTTAATACGTTTATATTGCCCTGACTAATTGCTGTCATTTCAGTAGCAAGAAAAGACACCGGAAAAGCTATACCCGTATCAAGATAAAATATACAATATCCGCTCGATGTAGCTTGCTGAGTTAATTCATAATCTATAAGTTGTAATTGATCTTTTATAGCTTGTCTGGTAAATGCCGTTCTTAATCTGCTATTATTAGCGGAAGCATTCTCCCACATTGATAAAACATCGCCTAAGCCTGCAATCATCCTTTTAAACCACGCGGGCTTATCTCGAAGGTTTAAATCATTATCTATATCATTAAGAATTGTCGTATACGTGCGACTCGTATATAATATTGGGTTCCCTGTCATTGTTTAAACTCCTATCGGCAAGCTGATACTTGCAATGTTTGTATAATCTTTAAAAAATATATAATAAATTGTTAAGTTCAACACTCCCTTTTCTGCTTCCTGAACTCCAATCATATTTTGAGACGTCGCAATTCTACGGTCTGGCAATTCGTCTCTTCCGTCTGATATATAACCATTACGAAAAGCTACCCATTTTATTACATACATTCTTGACATTATGTAATTGCTTAATGATATTGCCATATTTTCATTTGATGATATTCCTGCGCCTTCCTGTCGAAAATAAAACATTGACCGGTTGTCTTGACAACACCCTTGTAAAATATCCATTTCGGTTTCGTCAGTTTCATCAATAAGCCCGGTACCATAGTAGAAAAACATATCCCAGTCTATTGTCATAAGCTCCCACCTAAAATACTATTCATTTGCTGTAACCATAGTCTATCGCTATCAAAAACATCTTGAATATCATCGATATTCTCTACTGCGTATATTTTATATTTTTCTCTTAATGTTTGAGTTGTTATATAAAAATCACTTAATTCTGTTGCTGTTGCTAGTTTTATATTATTCAAATCCTGAATAAAGGTTATAATTTCAGGTTTTTTATTATTGTAATAATCATTATAGTAATTAAAATAATAACCTTTATCACCAACGTAAGTGGGGAAATCATATACATCTTCTAAAATTATAACCTCCTGCATAGTATTTAAATCAAGTTTATATAAATTGCTACCTGTTTTTTTATAAAAAAGATATCTATTGTTTATAAACATTTTATAATATGTTTCATAATCTAAAAATTCAGCTTCTACCATAGTATTATGATTAAAAATATATGTTTTTCCTGATCGAACATAAAGAATATTATTTGTGTCATAATAAGATACGTCCACCACCAAATAATCAGTTAATTGAGTTATTGTTAATGTATCAATATTTATTTTATATAGATTCCCAGTAGCTGCCTCCAAAAACGAAACACATCGATTGCCAATTTCACAAGGCCATGCTACTGCAAAATTTGTTAATGGTATAGTTGTAAGGGTATCTATATTTATTTTTAATAAATATCCATCAGAATTTCTAACAAAAGCTATTTCGTTGTTAGAAATTCTACAAGTTCCCTCTGTACCAATTTTATAATTAGTTAACTGAGTTTCATTATCAGCTTCTAAAATTGATTTTATGTTTAAATATCCATTTGAGTTGTCTTTATAAGCAATAATATTTTTCCCTATAGACGAAATGGCACCTTCGACTTTTTTTGTGGTTAATGGAATTTCTTCATATGGATATAATAAAGACTTTTTATATAAGTACCCATCAGGTTTTATGAATACAATTGCATTTTTACCTGTAGTTTCAGAAACTAAATTATTAAAAATAGCATCATTATTAACAATTTTATTTTCACAACCCCATAAAAAAAACATAGATATTAATAATAATCTGTAATATGCTTTCATTCTTAATTCCTCTTTTAAAATAGGGTCGCTCTCTGCGTTCATTTGATCGATAAGATAATCATAATCAAGACCTTCATCTTCAAATAATTCAGTTGTAAAATTATATTTTGGTTTAATCATTGACTCTAATAAATCATAATCATATTCAATCCCATTCATGTGCAATGGAGTTGTAATATTGCCGTCTTTATCTCGAGGAACAGTATCTTGAATTATATAACCGTTATCATCAATACAAAAATTTGTAATCATTTACCCTTAACCTCCGTACTTAAATTGTTAGTTATAGGGTTCGTTGCTGTCGCTAATCCTGCCGATACAGAAGAAGTAATTGTGCCTGCTCCTGCTTGCACTCCAACAATATCATGAGTATGCGGTTTTAAAAGATTAAGGAATGTAGTAAAATCTGTATCTAAGCTAGTCCCTAATACAAACGCCTCAGTTCCTTCATTTAATACAATCCCGCTTGCTTTCATTTCTATTTTATTCCCGTTTGTATCTGTTAATATCATCCCGTTTGAATCCATTACCACTTCATTGCTATTTGAATCGGTTATAATAATTCCATCTGTATTTATTGTTATATTATTCCCGTCTTCATCATTTATTATAAATTCTTTATCCTCTTCATTATATTTTACATATATTCTTTTTTTATTGTCTTCAAATAATATTTGAGTATTTTTATCCTCATAGCTATCAGGAAGCATCCCTTCCATTTCTGTCATTATGCCGGTATAATACGCCCTTGAAATATCTTTGTTCATAAAAGATATTCTTACATAATCATCTTTTTTTACAGTAGTCAATGATCTCTTGTCATTTGCATAACACCATATTGCGGTATCGTCTTTAGTCCATCCTAGTTCTATAACTTGACATTTTACACGGCCTAACTTATCGGGATCATCTGTATCAACAACTTTGCCGGTGTAGTTTCTATAGTATACGGATTCTTCAATGATAATTTTTCTAATAAAATCTAATAAACTTTTATTAACCATTATGCGTTTACATAACTCCCATAAGCTGTAATAATATCAGCAACGCTGATTGTGCATCTATAACCTTCACTATTTAACCTATGTTCTACACTCTTTAAAAATATTTTAAAATCATCTCCGCTTTTTTGAACTGCCGGAGGAAAGCCATAACCAAATTTACACTCTAAAGGAATACACAAAGTAGGATCACCTATAACCTCAAAACTTCCCGAATACCCTAATCCCTGTGGAGCGGTCTCAACTTTTTCCGCTGTAAAAAAATCCTTTACTTTTTTATCTTGATATACTTGACTATCAAAACTTGATGCCTGAATAACATTTTTCATTATAATATTAAAATCTTCACCTCTCTCGGATGCAAACTTTCTTATTTTATCTTCATCAAGTCTTAACGTGGTAATAGTTCCTTGTTGTGCGACCCTTCGAGTAACAACTTGCTTACCGTTTATAATAGAAATACTTACGTTATCACCCTGTCCGTTTTCCCCGATATGATGTTCTATGTTACCAGATATAATATTTGGATAAGTAGCCCCTATTCCATATTCAAATAATTTTGTATTCCCTACGCTTCCGGTTGCTTTTGACATAAACTCAGTAACTTCTTTTGAAGCCGCTAAATTGCTTTGAACAAAACATCCTATCAAGTTTCCACTTGGTAAACTGCCTATCATAAAAGTACATTGCCATTCTTTAGATATTCTTAATAAAAACTTATAACCTTTCTCGTATTTAACAAGTCCGCCCTTTGTTGTTAATTTGTCATTTTGTGTATCGAACTTTATTAAAAAACTTGTTACACCAAGTTTTGAAAGCTCGTTTTGTATTACTGTCCCTTTCGTGCCTGAATTATAAATAAACATCTCTCTCGTATCATCTGCGGCCTCAGACCCATAAAATCCAACTGTTGTTGTATTTACTCCATTATTACCAAAGTTGTACTTAGGATTAGAAGCAAATACATTTAGCCCCGTTCTAAAATTAACACCTTGTACTTCTTCCGGATTCTTAATTTTAACTAATATATCATTGATGGTCTGATTTTTATTCTTATATCCCCATGAACACGTAAACTTATTTCCATCGTTAAATAGTTTAGAGTAATACCATGCAGGGTCGAAAAATGTAATATTTCCATGTAGTAACTGTCCTATCTCTTCTGTGATAGACAGCTCTATAACGTCGGTTGTAATATCGGTATCGCCGCCAACGGTTACATTGAAAAAACTACTATCAGTATCAAAAGTCGCATACATTAACTTGCCACCGGTACTTTAATCTTTTTGAACTTTTCTAAACTGAAATTATTTTCAGTTATTGCCGTCATATTATGCTCAAATATTGCATAACTTAAATCTTCCCTTGCTTCACCGTAAACCTCTTGTCTAGTTGCAATTTCATCTAACATCGCATTTTCATCAATTTTTAAATTAACAAGAGTATTATAAATCGGTATTTCTCTCATATCTTTTACAACGAATGTTTTGTTATCAATATTTGTAAATTCTATATTATCCACATTTATATATCTCATGTTAAAACGCCTTCATTCCTGCATTTACTTTTGTTAAGTCAAGAAAGTTTTCTGTTATTCCTGCGATGCTTGCCATTTTCCTATAAACTTCCTCAGCTTTATTTATAGGGTCTTTTTCATCTAACCATAATTCTATTGACACCTCAGTTAATTGAGGGCTTCCAAGTGAATTATGCCAATATTGCTTATGTACAAAATCACATTTAGCCACATACCAGATTAAAGGGATCGCACCAACACCCCAACAATATAATACTTTCGGGTTAGATTGAAATTGTGAAGTACCTTTAAAAACATTAACAAAGTTAAAACTCTGATTTCTTAGATTTTCAAACTGTGCTAATACCTTTTTATTTCCTTCGATACTATCTCTTTTCAATATTCCTAAAGTAAATGATATTTTTCTATTACCCATGCCAGCCGATTGCACCGGTTGATAACTCATTCCGGGTATTGCTATTTCTGCTAATATAACGCTTTTTGAATCGGATATGTCACCTGGAATAAATGGAGATGTTATCAATGCCTTATTAGATATGTCAAACATATACCAGGGCAAATCAAATGGAAATTTCGGAGTCTTAAAGTTATACATTATCTGTTCCCCTGTAAAACATATTCATCCATTAAACCCATTCTTATTTGTTCCATCATTACTTTAGTTGACTCAATTACTTTCTGTCGTATATTATCCCCACCGGATATATTAAAATTATTACTAAAGTTTAAATTGATATTAGCACCACCTAATTTTTCCGGATTCTTAGTTGCAATTAAAGTGTCCATAGGGTGTGTTTCAATCACATCACCATTAGGTCTAATAATAGCATCATTAACCTTTCTATTTGCTTTATTTTGTTTATACATTTCAATATAATCTTTTGCTGTGTCTTTGCCTGCTTCGAATAGACCTTGCCCTAATTGTTTATAAGCGTCTATTTCGCTTTTGATATATTCCGCACCCGCTGTCTTTGAAGCCTCTAAAAAGTCTTTTCCGGACATCTTTCCTGTTGCAAACTGGACTAAATTACCTAATAAATCCGTAAATAGTTTAATCTTATTTATTACTAAATTAAAAGCTACTCCGATTGTAGTCCCTATAATCTTTCCTAATCCTTTAAATGCAGGCTCTAATCCTTCTAAAATAGTGCTTATGCCTTCAAGTAATCCTTTAAGTTTTTCCATAGTCCCTAAATTATTAGCTACTTCTAAAAATCCTTCTACAAATCCCTTTACAAAATTAGCGACTATTTTTACTAACTTTGCAAATATCGTTCCTAACACTTCCATTAAAGGCTGTATCTTAGCTGTTATAAAAGCTATTACCATTGCAATCTTAAATAAAATCATATTAACTAAATCTGTCAAGTTACCAAATGCCCCTTTATACATATCATTGAGACCTTTTAAAAAGCTACTAAACAAAGTCTTTATTAAAGTTATTGCAGATTTAATAGTTATAAATATAACCTTAAAAATGTTAGCAAGTATGCTACCCCACGCAATAAACAAAGTACGGCTATTTCTAACCCATGCTAAAAACTGATTCAATAACGGGATTAACATTTTACGCAATGGCCATATAAAATTACGCATAAATATTTCACCTGCAATTTTAAAAGTCATTCCGATTTCTGGTATTGCGCTAACAACCTTTTTAAGCCCTTGAAAAGCTGCAACAAATATACCGCCGATCATTGCAAGTTTTCCGAACGCTTGCATCATGCCTTTAGCGGTTGCCTTTGCATTCATTTTCATTTCATTACCACGTTTAGTATCTTTCTTTTGCATACTGTCTGAAAACTTATTAAAAGTTTCAGTCATTTTATCAACTGATTGTTTAAATGAATCTGTATCAAATGTTAAGTCTAAAGGGTCTAATGTATCAGCCATTTGTCTTTTCCGCTATTTCCTTACAGTCTTTTAAAATATAGTTTAAATCTTTTAAACTCATTTTTCTCAAATCCTTATACTTATACGAACTTGTTACCCATCCGATATAAGTTGAAGTTGTTAATAACAACTCATTATTATAATCAATAAAATAAAGAGCAGGGATAATCCAATCATGCCCTCCAGTCTGCCCGGTTATCGTTCCTCTTTCTACTGGAGAGCTGAAACGAAAAAATTGGCAGTATTCAAATACACCTCAAACTCTTTCCCACACTGGTTACAAGTTTTATAAATAAGTCCGTCTATCCCTGCTTTATTTACTATCTTTGCAATTTTATTTAACTCTCTATTTTTCTGTTGTTCAAAAAACAATTTAGAAAACTTTGTTTTCCAATCCGTTGTAATCGGGTTACTATTAACCCTTGTTATAGAATTCTCATATACTTTATATTGAAGCCTTATTGAATCCGTTGGATATTTATTATATGCATCTATATAAGAATCTATAGACGGATGGTTAAAACTCATTGATTGAATACTTTCTATCACTTCACCTTTTGCATTTTTGATTTCAAGTATATTATCAAAGTTAATAGAGAATTCTTTGTTATCCTCTTGATAAACAATATTTAAATCTCCAATACAATCACGAGTGTCATCTTCTTTTGTTTTTTCCGCATATATCTTTTCGTTACATCTAGGACATCTATATATACCTTCAACTTTGTCGTCTTCATTATAAAGAAGTACCTGTTGAATCGCTAGATGCTCTATAGTTTTATAAGTCATATTTCTACAAATCTGAGAGATAGTATCTTTCTTTTCTTCCACATCTCCCGTATCTGTTTTTAAACTAACTATATTACCTTTTGCAAAAGTAAGTAATGCAAAAAATACATTTCCATTATTCTCTATAATCTTATTTGTATCAGCTATAACCCCACCACCCGGGTCGGTTATTTCAGCTTCTACAAAAAGTCTATTTGAGAAATTAACCGGGCAAATCAATCTCATTGTAAACTCCTTATAAATCTATTATGTTTAATGGCAGTAATGTAAACTCAGCCTGTGCAAAAGTAGGATTTTCGGCTGCATATTCCGGCAGTTTTCTATCAACTAATTCACATTGACTAAATATCATTCTGTCATACTCTTCACCGTGTCCGTCTATTTCTATTGCGGAAACGTCCTTTACTTCGTCGTTATCTCGCCAATTATTTAAAAACAATAAATTAGAACTATCACGCCTTATTTTTATTGCAATTGGGATTGGTGGTATTTTAGTAACACCTGATTTTACAGTTACTATCGTTCTTAAACTAGGCACTTCGGTTTTAATATCTTCTAGGAATATTTCACCTACTCGTATAATATCAGAAAACTCAACGTCGCCTACTTGTATTTTAATACGTCTTGACATATCACTCGATTGCATTTTTTATCTCCTTATATTTTTATCTAGCGAAGCCATAGTCCCACGCCAACTTCAATTCTACCAGCAGGAGCAGGAAACGTAAAATATACGTCTAACACTCTCTCACCTGCATTTATTTGGCTTTGTGGATTATTACTAGCATCTGCTATTACTTGTACATGGTCATCAAACTTTGTCGGCTTGCCGTCGCTTCCGAATCCTTGACCGAAAGTTTCACCTTGTTTAACGGCGCCTGTGGATCCTCTTTCCCATAATGAGCGCATAAAATTATATATAGCATCTCTATCTTGCAGAATCCTTTCAAAGCTATTAGGTTGATTTTCGCTTGATTGTAAACTATCGACTGTTGATACTTTTACATATTCTCTCATCATTATTGCATTGAAGAAAGAATATTCCTGAGTTGTTGACGGAGTGAATAAGTTCCTTATTACATAGCCATTACCACTTAAAAATTGAATTATATTAACTCCTGCCTCTGCAATATCCGTTCTATCTTGATCAGAAATTATTCCTAAATTATCATTGTCAATTCCAATAATTCCGAAAATAGGAGTATCTTTCTGGGGTATATAATGAATACCTTTTAAACCTATTGTTCTCATTATCGTACCCATCACAAATGCAACATTTGGAATTATTCTAGGCAATGCAGTATCGCTAGTTGAAAATGGATCATCTATTTTTACCCATTCCGCAACTATTGTCATTAAAACATCATCGCTTCTTTGAAAGTTGTTACCGATAGTAATCAGCTGTGCTTTTGTTCTATCCTGTGCAATATTGATTATTACTTTCGGATTATCCTCTCTTGCTTTACACCATGTTTCCATAGCAAGTTGTATAGAGCTTGTAGTAGTTTCTGGGTTACAGATAAGTCTTACAGGCAAATTATCTAAATTACTTAAAGCAAACGCCCAATGTGCCGCCGTTGTTGCTGCCGTTCCATCTACTCCACTTGCAAGATATGTAACCGTTGTTACATCCGACGGCCAGTCTAAATCAACTGTTGCCGGTGTAGTTGCGGCTCTTGTTATGTCTATCCATTTTGAAGTTGAAAAAACATTTTCTACATAATAATCAGTTACTAAACTATTTATAGAACAATATATTCTACCAAGATTTTTATCAACTTCGGTTACTATGCCTTTTGAGTCTTTTCTCCAAACTTGTATTTTAATACCCATTACTTCTACGACATCCGTTGCTGTTGCTTTTTTAGTCGCATGTATTACGTTTGTAAAAGATACCTTTTTTAAAGTTTCATCGACTGTGGTTACTACATGATAAACCGTTTCTGCCCCGCCGTCTGTTAAGAATATTTTTAATGTATCACCAATTTTTACATCCGAAACGCTTGTTAAATAAATCCAAGTATCTGTTGCAAGTCCAGTTGTAGAACAAGTAGAAGAAAATCTTGCACCGTTTGTTAATGTATAACCGGTACGATTGCCAGATATACCATATTCTAACGCCCCACCTGATTTTACTTGATACCCTGCTTTTAATGTTAATAAAGTTGATGGCGTTTGATTCTGTATTATTACGCTTGCATTTACGGCATCAATTGCCGCACCGTCATTACCAACGTGAGAGCTTACATATAATGTAGAATCGACTCCAACTGCATTTGAGAAAAAACCATTAACAGATTCAGGAGTATACCAAGATGAACTTATATCATATCCGTATATATCTTGAAATTCTTTTGGGCTTCTTACTGCAAACGCTTGATCATATTTTCTTTCTGTATGTCCTATAATCCCTCCGATTAGAAAGTCTGCGGGTTCTACTACTTTACTTTTTATTGTCGGTCTATTGACACCATGAACACCTAAAGTCTTCATTCACTTACCTCCTGAATAACTATTTTCTTTAATGCCGATTTTATGTCGTCATGTTCACTTTGTTTTTTTGTTATTATTACGCTATCCCCTTCTTTCCCTCTTGGTTCTAGTCTATACATAATGCTGCCTATATATAACTCATAAGGAGCGTTATTTCTATTTATAACCATAAACTTTGATTCTTTTTTTCTTTTTACAGGGATATTCTCTTTTATCTCTTCTTTTATTTCTTCTTTGATATCTTCCATCAATTAGCCTCCACATAGATATTATTTGTTAAAGTTGTCGTATTAGGCAACGTTATTCCTTCATCAAAATACTCTTGTATTTCTACTATACAAGTGTATACTTTTTTATACACTAAATCCTCCGGCATTATCGGGTCTATTACAGCCGGATCGCCTTGAAAATTAACTTGATATCTCTTACCGTTAATCCATAGTAATTCACTTTCAATTGACTGTCTTACCGCATCGCTCATTATCTGCATTATTTGTTCATGTCTAGCTTCTAAATGAAACTCGATATTCCAGTTCATAATCTCAGGATTTTTTCTCTCATTCACAGTTTGATCGGCTCTATAAGAATAAAGCTCTTTTGTCTGTTTATTATGTCTATTTACAACCGTCGGTTGCCATCCTTTAATCATAATGCCCGGGATTAAAACCTCTCTATTCATTCCGTATTCAACCGGTATTCTTAGATATACCGTACCGGCTGCAAAGTCGTTTATTATCTCATCACCGTCATACATTGAGTTTATTTTATAATAGCTTTCATCGTTTTCATCAAGTTGATGATCTTCACTATTTGTAATATCTTTAATCCTTACAACTGAGTATTTATTTATATAATCTTTATTACCGGTTATCTTTAATTCAGTATCACCATCGCTGACAACCGTTGACCCTATTGATACACCGTCTCCGATCATATCCGTTAATCTATTTTCAACTTTTGTTTTAAATGACTTATAGATATCTAAAGGTATCTGATCTTTATAAGCAATAATAGAGCTTATAAATAAATAATCAGATTCATCATGTAATGCTGTTATTCGTATTCTGTCAATAGTTGTTAAGTCTCTAACATCAAAGACAACGGGAGTAAACGAGTTATATGTCGGTATACAAAAATCAGTCATTGTACTATTAAAATCTATGGAGTATTTAAAATCAGAATAACTCGTTAATTGGCCTCCCTGATTCTTTAATCTTGTAGAATATATCCACATAACAATCTCATCATAAGAACTTATATCAATTGCGGTAAATGTTTTCTGAACGTATTCACCGCTTGCATCTCCAATACATTGTATCATTAACGAATAGTCATTTTCATTTGCAATGTAAGCCGGTATTTGATTAGTGCCTGCGACTTTCATTTTAGTTATATCTGAGTTTGTCCAACTTGTTATGGAGTCTAAATTATCAATGGTAAGCATCATAGTTTTTAGCCTCCTGTTGTTTTTTCTTAATCAAGTTCTTTATCCTTTTATCCCTACCGCTAACTATCCATTCATTTATACTAGCTGCAAAATTAGCAACTAAACTTCTATTGTCTTTCTCATTATAAAACTCATTAAACGCTTTTTTCCCTGCCGGCCTTGCCGGTATCACTATTGCTACTTTGCCGTTAAAAATAGTCTTACCGTATTCATGCACATAAAACAAGGTCTTTAAACTTATATTTGCTTTATGATGTTTTCTATCACTCGGTCTTATTCTATATCCGTTCTTTAGCTTTCTTATCATAAGCATTTGACGGTATAGTCTTTTATCGTCCCCACCCATGCCCATTAACGGATTATCTGGTTGTGGATATCCTTGTCTTTGCTTTTCCCTTACCGTTTCGGGCTTTAATCGCTTTAATCCAAAACTATCATTTTCTATACCTTTAACAAATATATCAATCAATCTTACCGCATCAGCTTTTCGCTGAGCGTCTATATATCCCTTATGATAATCATGGAGTCGGTTAAATCTGCCTTCAAGTCTTTTCCCAACTTGTTTTAAGTTAGCTATCATTCTTTTCTAAGCCCCAGCACTATATATAAATAACTATTACCAAATCTAGTTAAATTGTTCCTGTCTACTATTTTATACGTCTCAGCGTTATGCTTTACAGTTGATCTATTTAGGATAATATCGTTTAAGTCATAACCGGCATCTATCCAATCTTGATAAGCTGTTTTAACCGATACTTGACAATCTTCTTTTAATCCAGTCTCATCAAGTTCATTCTTTGAAGGGTTCTCAATAATCGGATATGCCTTAACCCAAAATGACTTTGATTGAGCTTTTCGTTTGATCGAATTATAGTCATCTCTTGTTACATTCGTTTCATCTCTCAAAACTATTTGTATCAATGATCCTTCATTATTAACAATGTTTTGTACTTCTTTTCTTGCCTCGCATGTCTCCTGCAATTTATAAGGCGGTACGTCGCTAAACAAAACATTTACAGTGCCGTCAAGTAAAGCATTATCTGACATTGTTAATTCGTCAACATCATCTATCGTCAATACAGTCGTGCAAATAGGTATATAATCACTCTTGTATAAAAATAACCCTGCTGCCATTCTGTTAGTGTCAACTGTAAGGGTAGGGCTTCCTAATGTAAATACTGCACTTCGTGTATATTCCATTAAACTACACTCGTTCCATATCGTCTTATTTTATAATAAGCAAGTCTAAATAATTCATTACGAATATTTGTATATTTGCCTCGCCTTCCATAACTCTTACTAAATGCCTCTGCGGAAGTATCACCACCCCCGAATCTTCCTTCAATTTGTGTCAACATCATTTCAGCTGTTAAAAATGAAATAGCCTCTTTTATCCCTGCCGGTATATCGGCATCCTCATATCCAACCGTGTAAACGATTTTCATGTTCTTTTGGCCTTTTGGGAAAACCGGCATAATCCAGGTTTCAACTGCATTTCTTTTGGCTTTCAGCATTCCTTCATCTGCGAGTAACTCTACATTCGAGAGGTTTAAAACTCTTTGGTTATCCCCACCGAGTACATATCTAATTTCAGTCAATGACTTAATATCACGCCTTGACAAGTATAATATATTAGTACCGTTTCCGCTTACATACTCTGTTATAGTTTCAACACCTGTAAACTTAGAGCGTGTCATTTCTTCAACTGTTGGAATAACATAATTATCCCGACGTGCTTCTATCCATGCGTCTGATATAACATTGCTTGAAATGCAATAACCTTCGAGTACGGCTCTGATTTCCGTTGCGGTCGGTTTACTCATAATCCAGCCTTTAGAAGTATGCTATAATATTTCGGGGTTTCAGCCAAATGATCTAATGCTACTCTTGCGGCTATTATTGGCTCATTCGTATGTTCCATTTCAACCTTAATGCCTTTTCTCAATTCAGCTTCGTCAATATCTTTTATATTCAGCTTTTTCTTTTTAGCATTTCCACTATTAAAAAAACTCGTTAATAACCCATAAGCGATTGATTCCAGTTTGTCCGGTTCTACTCCTAACTTACCCGCTAAGGCATGGAACTCTTCATCATTAACCGGAGCTTTATGAGTTTGCATAAACTTTACTACTTCTATTTTTAAATCCATTTTAGCCTCTTATAAAAATATCCGTTTTTCAGGGTGAACGGATTCAAAACCCTTTTTCGTTTAATAGCCTTATAAGGCTTTAACAATCGGCACGGTTAATGCCGATTATAAAAACTTTATTCTTCTTCTTTTACTACTCTTCTTGTATCTTTTTTAACTTCTATTTTAGTTACTATTTCCGGTTGTTTATCTATTATTTCTATCCAGTCATCATCTCTTCTCATTATAAACTCCTTATTGATTAGTACCAATTCCACCGGCTGCACTTGCTGCTGCTGCTACTGCATTATTATAAATAATGCCCCTATTATTTGAATCCCACTCAGCCGCACCATCTGTGAAAGCCATACAGTCTTTTAATATAATCTTTCCTTGTACTATTCCAGCCTTGATATTAAATACAGATGTTTGTGCGATTGTCTGGTTAACAGAATCAGTAAAGAACAAACAATTTTTAAACATTAAATATCTATCAATTGCGGTTGCATCTTCCAGTGTTACGGTTGCATAGCCTGCCGCACCTGCATAACCATATAACTGGCAATCTTCAAATACGTTTCTGGTTGCTGCGCCGTCAAGCCATAGTTCCGTAGCGTCCGCATCACGAGTCGCTGTATCGACTCCAATTTGACAACCTTTAAATACATTTTCAGCACCGCCATTTATTTTTACACTTGCCGATCCTGCTACGCTCATTGTTGCATTTCCTATTCCTGCAAAATGACAATTTTCAAAGTAATTTCTTTGTCCCGTAACTGTCAAACATATCTTTGACGTTGCATCCGCAACTCCATGAAATGCATATATGTTCTTCCATACACATCCACTTCCAGATACTTTTAACAGATCAATGCCGGTTGCGGTTGATAATTGAAATATCCTCGCTCTTTTGCCCACCCCTACGGGAGCGCAAAATCCTATTAAATGTGCATAGCTTTTAGCCCAATCAAGTTGAGCGGATAAAGTTACGCCCGTTGTACCTGCCATATAAACCAACACGTCATTATAGCCATCTCGTAACACACTATATCCATAGGTTAATGTTTTAAAGGCTTTATCATAAGATTGGCCATCATTTGAATCCGCCCCATTTGTTGGGTCAAGATAATATATTTTACCTACATTTATACCTAAGGATTGCATGACTTGATCGCCCAGCTTAACAAGTTGATTAGCTGGCATAGCATTATTTATTATATTTGCTTCATCTCTAGTCATATTTTTAACTCCTTCAATAAAAGATAACCCTGTCTTATAAGGTCATCTCTAATTTGTTTACTATACGTATAACAAACATTATTTACTACTTTTACAATCTCATTATCAATTGTAATTTCATAGTTTCTTGGATTACCAACTTCCCACTCCGGACAGTGAAGCTGATATCTTACCTCTTCCTTTTTCTCTTGCTTTTCCTTTTGTTCTATCTTTACCTTTTCGGATATAAGCGGAGCTTTAAGCCCCGCATTATATTCTTTATATGTTTTTAACATTATCAGTAAGTCCTAACTCCACGATGATACACGCTTGTCATATCTGCGCTTGGTACTAACGCACAATAACTCTTTATCAAGAATGGTAAAAAGTCATCTGTTTGTGCAAGTGGAGTTGTGGTAATTAAACCATCAAAATTACTTCCACCCTGGTTTGTATAAACAAGTTTACCTAGTCCCTGAATTGGGTCTAAATCCCATAAGAATATAGACTCTGGAACGTCATGTGCCGCCTCTTGTTCATAAGCAACATCCCTTGTCTGCCATAAGCTCACGCTTGCTGTGATAGTACCGGCTGCCATTGTAGTAGTTCCGTCTGTATATGAGAAAGTCGGATTATAAACTGTTGGATTAGTTGTAAAAGTTACACTTGTTACACCTATCGCATTGTTTGTTCCGTTTGTATCATAAGTAAAGCCCGGAAGTTCAGCAACTAATACTTCTGTATTTACAGTGTCTGAACAGTATATCTTATATCTAAGATTTGCTGTATTAGCAGTCCATGTTAAAGTTAGAGTTGATGTATTTCCGCCAGCTGTGACCTGGCTTTCTTCGATTGCTAGTTGTTCACCGTCAAGTGTTACTGCCGCAATTTTGAAAAAGTATTCATCATCTGGTATTGTTCCACCCGCTGCATTAGTTGTCGGGGTTACGGTCGTCATAGTTGTTAATGGTCTTGTAGAAGTTGATTCTACTATAGGAATATCCCTATATGCGTTCATTCTCCAACCGCCGTTAATTTCAACTTGACTCATAGTTCCGGATAAACCTTGATTTAACCTTACATTTGTCAATAGCTGAGATACGAAAGATAACATCTCAGGAGACATTACAAAACATCTTCGATGCTTAGAGCCGCCCTTCCTGTTTGATCTGTCAATCATGTCATCAAGAAACTTTAATGAAGTTTTTGTTACTCCATATCTTGCCTCTACGATTCTATTAAGGCATACTGTTGCACTTGCTGAATTGTAGTAAGTTCCTATCAATTTATCTAGCCCGCTAAACTCATAAGGATTAGCGTCTGCATTACCATATAAAATAGCGTTAACTAAATCATACACTTGTACGATAAGTTGATTTTCCATTTCATAAGCTGCGGCATCAATATACTCGCCGCTTGTATCTTGTAAGAAGTTTGTTACCGCGCCTTTTCTACGAATAACTTTTAATGTTACACCCGTTTTTACAGTTGTACTGTTAGTTGTCGGAGTTGTAGCATTTTCGCCCATTGCGCCACCGGCTGCGGGTAGTGTTGTCAACCTATTGAACTCATGGTATTTGCCTTGAATCTTCTTAGATTGTGTTAAAGCAAGTTCAGGTGAAAGTCTAATAATTAAATTAGTAATTTCTTTTTCCAAACTCTGAGGAATTAAGCCTTCCCCTACACCTGTTGCAGATGAAAGAGCTTTTTTAATTAAGCTAACATTCTCACCTGCAAATCTATTAAATTGTCTTAACTGTTGAATTCCGTTCATTTATATACTCCTATCTTTTTGCAACTAGGCTTGCAAGGATTGACTTATCCGCTAAGGACTTTCTTACCTTATCTATATTTGATAAAGTGCTTTCTTCTTTTTCTACACTCTGAATATTCAGTGCCTTTGCTATATAAGCAAGTGTAGCCTCTGCGTCTTTAGGGTTGTTCAAACCTTTTCTAACCTGTTGTTCTTCTTTTACTGCATAGCTTTTTTCAATTTCATTTGCAATGCCTAACCCATTGATTAGATTGCCGATTGCATTTTCAGTCACCTCTTGTCTTGCAAGTAAATTCTTGTTTATTTTTACAAGTTCGTTTAATACTTTATTAGTTGAACTTGAATCATTCTTTACTGATTTCTTTACATTAGATTTAAAACCTATTTTGTTTAAAATAGCTTTTGCAACTTCGTCAATTGTTTCCTCTGTTATGTTTGTAAGAGGTTCTTCAATTAGTTCTTCTGAGTCGTCATTTGCTACCGATCCGTCTGACGGGGTATCAATTGTTGACTTGTTTACTTCCTCATCTTTTTCGTCTTTCTTATCTTCTTTATCCTCAGCGTCTAAAGCCATTAAAACTTCGTCATTAGCTTCTAACTCGTTTCCTGATTGCATATCTTCCTCTCCTGTCATTTCTTCAGAGCCTTCACTCTGTAATAGTTGCTGAACTAAGCTCATTATATTGTTTAACAATACTTTTTCTTCGTTCTCATTCTCTTTTCTTATAATCATATTTTATTACTCCTCTGCTTTACTATAAGCAATTTTTGCAAATTAGATTCCAGCCCTTTGAGTACTTTGACTCCAATTCTTGATAATCCAATTTGTTGTTGTTGTTTTTCGTCTGTCATGTCATTGTCATTCACAAAGATATTTGCGGACGAAAGTATTAAATCTATCATTAGATTTTTATATTCTTCAAATAAAGCGTCTAGTCTATCTTGTTTATTCTCTTTAGGGTCTTTCATAATATCCTCTATCATATCTTGAAAGGCTTCTTCTATCTCATACTTTTTAGAATAAAACTGATTAGATGATTCTTTATCTTTTAAAATAGCTCCGAGTTTTGTATCTACACTTTTTTTAATCTTGTCTACTTCCCACGGCGGTAATTCGTCAAGAGCTTTATAAATAGCGTTTGCAATACTGTCTTTATATGCGGGGCGTGGAACTAAAACAACTCCGTCAAGTAGCACTTCGTCAATTACTCTTTGACCTGATTCAGACATTCTAATTATGCCGGTATTCTCTGGTATATACCCTTCGATTGAAAAACCTTTTTGAATAGGCTTTTTATAAGGGGGGAGCCCGTTTAACTGATTCCAAAGTGTATCTATTTTTTCTTTTTTAATCGTGCCGATATTATCGTCATATAATTCAAACTCAGTCTCCCAGTCAAAATTAGGTAATACTCTTGCTTTCACTAAACGCCCGATATCCTCAGATTGTTTTACACCGTGTATGTCCGGAAACAGCAATATCTCTCCGCTGTTAGCTTGGTCAACAAATGACTTGATACATTTCTCTGTCATACGTTCACCGTGCTGATCGGTTTTAATGCCGGAAGAGATTCCTTTTAAATATCGTTTCTTTTTGTTATTAAGAGATTTTTCTAATGTGAAAGTATTTGAGTTGTTTAAATTAGGATGGAAGTGGAAAGATATTCTTTTTTGCACGTCGGTTTTAACATCACTCATTAAGTAATTCCTTAACTATGATCTTATCCGTTCGTGCGGGTTAAGACTTTTTTAACTAAATATTATATTCAGTTATATTCATTTTTATTTCTTTAGAGCTTGGTACGTTCAACTCGACTTTAAAGTCTTTTGAGTAGAACTTTTTCAACAATAAAGAACATTCCTTTAATTTTAAAGCAATTTCTTCAAATTCATTGTTATCTTTTTTCATACACTATTTCCTTTTATAAGTCAAGAGTTTTTTCTTAAAATATATTTTAATTCACATGAACACCCGATAATTTCACTTATATCAACATTACTATCGTGAGGTCTATCCATTTCAACTGTTTTACCTGATTTAACCCACTTGCCTTTTTTCTTCTCGTATATATTAACCGTAAACTTTTCACCCATTTTCTTTTTTTCAAGATGCTTTTCTGCATGGCCTCTGCGGTATTCCTTTGAATAGCTTTTATAATGAAACCACTGTTTATAATATTCAAGTTCCGGATTTCTTGCAATCAGTTCATCCATGTATATTTTACGTGTGTTATTAACTGCACTTTTCATTTCGGTTACTGATATATTCCTGATATTACTCGGCACTCCATAACGTGGGTCTTTCTTTGTATAGTTGCTAAAAGTATCGGTTATCCTTGCCTTATACTCTTTAACTAGCCTTTGACTTAATTTAGTCCCTGCCGGTACTCTTTTTAATGTTTCTTTTAAATCATTGCTTAATTTATTTCTTAGCGTTTGAGTTATGTAGTTACCTTTTTCGGCAGTCTTTAATAATTCTGTCTGTGGCTTCATGTCAATAAACAATAAACGTTTCTTTGTTATATCTTCAATCGGCGGGAAGTCTACTCTCCATTTATTACTCGCAATAGTTTTCTTAAACTTATCATCTGTTATCTTTACAACTGAGTTTGTTATTTTCTCACGGTTAAAGCTAAGTATATCATTAACTATTTTTTGATACTTTTCGCCTTTGATGTTATCTGAGCCATATTTTTTAGTTAATCTATCGATGCTAATTTTACTCACTAAATAGCCCTTCAATCATTGTATTGATCTCATATTCACTTTTACCTGTAAAATCCATATTGTTTACTTTATCCTCAATCAACTTAAATACTGCAATTAAATCTAACTCAAAAGGGGCAGTTATATCGTCGAATTGGTTTATTGATAATTTGTCTATTGTTATTTCTTTTTGCATTTTTTCTTTTTCTCATTTCCCGCTAAACTCTGCGGTATTAAAGCCCCTCCGCTATTACTGTCAAGGGATCTTGCTACATACCATTTTTTAAGATTACTTATTAACCCTTTTACAATGCTTTTCCTGCTTTCCCATTTAGAATAGCAAATTGCGCTTGCTTGCTCTTGGCTTTTACCGTTCTTAATACAATTAGAGATACAATCACTTATGAACTCTTGTTTTTTATTCATATATTTTTTCCTTTGCTGGATAGTTGGTTAAATGGCTACCATAATATTTAAGCTTGTCTTTCTTCATTTCTTTTTCTTTATTCTTTTCAGCTTCCTTTTTCATATTGTTATAATTTTCTTTGCCTTTACATGTTTGCATCTTTTACACCCTGAATGTTCATATCTATCCAGCCTTTTATTTTATCATAATTATCAAATACTTTTCCATGTAGTTCTTGCCCATTATCTAACCTATATTCTATAAAACATTTATCCGCTTCTTCTTTAGTAAGAAGACCTCCTATTATTTCCCACCAATATTTTATACTAAATGATATTAAATGATTTGTATTTATATATTTCCCTGTATTTATTTCTAATATCATTAAATTTCTCCTTGTTGTAATAAATTATTTTGCTGTTGTTCTTGCTGACTTGCACCCTGTGGATAGTTATACTCTTCTTTGTCAAATCCTTCTAAGTTATCCATTTCCCTTACTTCATTAACAGAGTATTTACCTGATTGTATTTTTGCAGTTTCTAGTTGTATCTCTGCCATTTCGTTTTTTGTTGTTTCAAACTCAAATATCCTTCCCCACCCAAACCTGAAAGGGAGGATCTCTTTTGATACTATTCTCTCAATTCTTTTAAAGTGAGGATAAGTTCCCTTTTCATGTTCTAGTCGTTCCTGAGTTTCGCTTGTTTCCCTACCAGCCACATAATCACTGCCCGATAGATTAACCTCTTGATTAGTTGCATTAAATATTAAAGCCACCTCTTCCCTTATATCCTTTTGGCGTTGCATCTGAATACCCATAGTATTTTCACGTGATAGATCGGCAACGGTTACTTTGTTCCCAGAAAATGTCATTATACCACCCTTAACAGGAGTATTGATTTTCTCTTCAACTCTCTTTTGTTCCATCGGATCGAGTGGTACTTCTAAGTCTTTATCCCAATCCCCAAAAGGTGAGTTGTCTGATATTATTACAACCTTTTCGGGTGGTTTCGTTCCATCTGCTTGATCTGCCATTAACTTATCAAAAAACATAGTTTCGGCTACTTTGTTAATCAAAGCCTCGAGAGGCACTAAAGGATATGATCTCATTGACGTTGGAATATATTGACTAAATGAAAGTTCATCATTAAAAAATATTTGAGGCTCTAGTCCGTCAATGATTTGCATATAAGCATTAAGACTTGATATGTATCTGTCTTTTACAGGGACTACAGTCCCCCCAGGTAAGATATATAAGTTTTCTATTTTGCCATTAAGTGTTTCTTTATATAGGGCAGTACACCCGTGTACATGATCATCAAACACCCATTTTTTTATAAAGTCTTCCCACTTATCATTAGCGTTCGGCTCATTCAACCAGTCTTCAATCTCGTTGTTTCTATCAACATCAATTTGTGAGTTTCTTCTTTTCCAACGGATTAAGCAACCATTAAAATTAGATGCATCCGGCAATAACTCTGTAAGCTCTGTTTTTAGTATTGCGTATAGTCTTGCCCTTGCTACTATAAAGTCAACTCTTTGTTCTTTCTGATATTCTCTATATACTTGATAGATTGATTTTAATCTCTCTGCGATTCTATCCTCTTCTTTTTTGTTGTTAGTTATTGTAAACTTTGTACTCGCAATCTTGTTTTGCCTACTTGTAACTATACCTAAAACAGGTGTGCATAGCTGAGCTATCCTTACCCTGTCTTCAGGGGATAAATAGAAATACTGGTTTTCAACTGTGGTTGTAAGTAATCCCCCCTCTTTATTCCTTGCGGTCATTCCCATTAAAGATGAGTAGGATATTATATTTATACCACGTTTATTATTGTCAACATTCCCCTGCATTTGAATGTCATTGAGACCCTGTGTCAAACCTTTTTCAACTGTCTCCGCATTTATTATTGTATCGTTCATTTAGTTTACCTTGCCTATATATTTATAATCACTCCACCAACCCGTTAAAGGCACTATCCATTTTAATATTTTATATTTTAAATAATACTTATATGCCCTTTGGCTATATGAATAAGTGCCATCTTCATGCTCAATAATATCTATTCCATCCACTTTATATCCCGATGGCAAATATCTAGCAAGCCTAATAAAAAACCATTGCAATATAAAAAAGTTTATATACCCTAACCATGACCAGTTTTGATACCATTTTTCCATTACTGTACCTTCATCTCTTCTTTTTGTGTTAATAGTATTATCTCTTTATACTTTTCCATCCGCTTGTATATTGCATCCCTTAAAGTCTCGTATGCATCTTTGTAGTTTAAGTTGTCTTTGAATACTAAATCTATCATCATTGTATTTATAAACTCTAATTCCATAAACTTAGTGCTTACAAGTGCAATTTTCATTTCATCGTGAAGTGTTTCAATAGCAACCTTTACTTCTTTGTTTTTTCCCATTTGTTATCCTTTTACCTGCTAAGTAATAATAGTTTCTTACATAAATTAAGATAATTCAAACTATGAAAGCAATGATCCGGCTTATTCCCTTCAACCCAGATATAACGCCCACCTTCCAGGTGATTCTCTTTCTCCTGCCATATTCGAGTGCTGGCCTCTAAGTGTTCATTAAAGTATTCTGGCAAGTCTTTTGGAAATATAACATCTTTTAAGAGTATGGCTTCTTTTACTGAATCAAGGCTAGTTGTCCTATCAACTTTAATTATTCGTCTGGTTGCGTCTATTGCATCTTTGTTGCTTTCGGTTAAATAATCACACATAAACCAACCCTTGAAAGTTGCTACGATTTGTCTTGATAATCTTGCTTCAGGTCTACTATCTACTACTCCGCATATTATATTATATTGACGGTGAATGTCAAGAATATCTTGAAAGTTTTTAAGCTCTAACACCTTAATGATCCTTACTTTCTTATCCGGTAGCATTTCGCCGATTACAGTATGCAATATGTTTCCAACGTCAATCCCTGCAATACAAGGGTTTCTACTTTCTGTTAGTTGGTAGTAGTCTCCTATCTCAAACATTGATCTATTGATCTTAGCTCCCTCTGCGGTGTATGCTTCCCCTAATACAGCGTTGTAGAATCGTTGTAATTCCCTGTCATTTGAAAGGCCTCTGTTAAAGTTTGATAGCTGATCTCTTATTGGAGTCGGGCTTGTAAAAAACTGAGTATAATGATATCCAGATATTTGGCTTTTCTTTTCGGTCACCCACTCACCTTTTCCAAATCTATCAACAGGCTTTCCGCATTTATCACATATTATATTACAGTCTCTTTCGCTTTCAAAATCAAAGTCCTTATCAATAACAATATATTCGTCATTCTCTTTTCTTACTATATGCTTAAAGAAGTCTATAAAAAACTTATGACCACAATCACATTGATTAAACCATCTCTTTTTATCACTTTCGTTGTAGCTTATATCTATGCCATAATCTAATATAGTTGGATTGCTAACCTCTATTGTATATCGATCTTCCATCTGTTGCTTTGCCTGTCGTTCTTTAGCCATTATAAAATTAGCTTGATTACAAAAATCCTTTTCGTCCACTATTACAACACTTGCAACAAACTCTGCAAAGTTAGCCTGCGAGTTACTCCCGACATAATTGATTATCCCATTAAACGCTTTCATACTTGCGCTATCGATGTTCTTCATTAACGATTTATAATACTCTGTATTCTGTATAGTAGTGTTTACCCTGGATTGTACAAACCTTGCTTTTATAACATCAGTTGGCAATATATACAGACAATTGCTTCCCTCAATAGCTTTGTTCACACTAAATGCAATTAGATACTCGCTTATACAGGATTGAGTACCCTTTTTATGTATTTGATGATGTGACTTGTCTTTGTATACCGGTATTAAGTATTGATGTTTTTGAAATCTAATAGGTTTATTTTCGTGTGTTCTATGATGGAATAATGCTTGATTAAGTACCGGATATTCTAACGATAGGTATTGATATCCCTTATCAAGTAACTTATCATCAAACACTATTTAAACTCCGCTTTCATTATATCAAGCAGCTCTTTTTTAATTGTTTCCTTATCTTCCTTGTTAATCTCATTTTCTACTTTAGCATTTACTTTCACTTTCTCTGTGGCTTTACTATGCGCCCATTCCATAGCCATCTTCCAAAAGTCCTTATTGCCTTTTTGTACCATACCTTCAAATACTTCTCTATTCTCTTTGATAAGCTCCTTTAGCCATGTCTTATGCTTCTTTACTTGCTTGCTTTCGTTTGGAGGTTGATACTCACTTGAAAATTGTTTGCCGTCTTTATATATATCTTTTCTTCCCATAATCGTTTTTTAATCGTTTAGTTTAATGTGTATGCTTTTTTATACAGTCTGCCACCTGCCCTAATAGTTTTAATGCCTTATTTAATTCTTTGCCTACAGCTATAAATGGTTTTAATATTAACTTAGACGCCTTTATAAGCTCATCTCTATTTTCTTCAAGCTCTATTATTATAGACTGGTATTTATTTGGATATAGCATATCTTATATTATCCTTTTTACCCTTAGTTGTCAAGTATTGTTTATTATATCAGTAATCACGTTTAGATGTTCAGCTATCATGTTGAAGATTAAGTCTTTTATTAAGTGCTTATCATCTGTTAGCGTTAAGATATCAAATATAATCTCTTTTATCTCTTCTTCTTTTTGCTTGTAGTCGTTATTCATTTAGTTATCCTTTAGTAGTTATTCATTTAGAGCTTTTAGTTCTTTTATTTTAAAATTAATTAAATCTTCTTTTGTCAAATAGACATCAGACTCGACATAGTTTCTAATTTTAGGATTATTATCAAAATATCCAACCTTATAAAAGATAGACTTATATGCTTTGATATCTATCCCTTTCTTATATTCTATCTCTATGCCTAATATTAGGACTTCTTTAGCTTTCCCCATATTCCAAACAAATACTCTATCATCTATATTATATTTATAATATATTCCTATTTTTCTCATTTCACCTCATACTCTATGCTATCGAT